ATTCATTAAATAAAACAACATGAAAATAGAACTAGGTAAATGTATAAGTGAATCAGTACGATATTCGGTAAGGAATTATGTAAGTGATTCAATATGGGATTCAGTAAGGGACTCAGTAAGGGATTCGGTATGGTTTTTAGTAAGCAATTTAGTAAGCAATTCAGTAAGGGTTTCAGTAGGTGATTCGGTAGAGGATGCAGTAAGGGATTCATTAAATAAAACAACATGAAAATAGAACTAGGTAAATGTATAAGCTATTCAGTATTCCGTCAAATACACAACTCCATCAGGGATTCAACTATTGATTCAGTAAAACGTAAGATATGAAACTAGGTAAATCAGTATATAATTCAGTAGGGCATTCATTAAGTAATTCAGTAAGGGATTCAGTATTGATATCGGTTAGGAATTCAATAAGGAATCCAGTATATAATTCAGTAAGCAATTCAGTATGGGATTCAGTAAAAGATTCAGTATGGATATCAGTTAGGAATTCAGTAAGGAATCCAGTATATAATTCAGTAAGGGATTCAATTAAAAGAGATGAAGCTAGGTAATTACATAAGTGAATCAAAAAGGGATCCAGTATGGGATTCAACATGGAATCCCCTATATGAATCCATCTCGTCTTCAGTAAGTAATCCAATATGGGGTCTGGTATTAAATTCAGTAAGGAATTCAGTGTTAAATTCAGTAGGCAACAATATAAGTATTTATAAATAAAGAATATGAAACTAGGTAAATCTATAAGTAATATAACAGGATCTTCAGTAAGGGCCTCAATAAGCAACTCGATTTCCACGCGGGTATTGGTTCCAGTAAGGGATTCGGTAAGGGTCTCAGTAAGCAACTCAATTGCCACATCAGTAAGGGATTCAGTAAGGAATCCCGTGTTAAATACAGTAGGCAGTTCTATATGGATATTGATACAAAGTCCTCACGTTAATATATAAACATTAACACCCATTATTTCTTTCTTAACCCAAAATTGATTAGATTTATATATAATAATTAATCAATCTAAAGCACCTCACACTAATATAAACTTTAACAAAACATTAACACCCATTATTTCTTTCTTAACCCAAAATTGATTAGATTTATATATAATAATTAATCAATCTAAAACACCACCACCATGTCAAAAACAACTTACACATTCCACAAAATAAGTAATTTATTTGAATTAAGATCTACAACATGCGATCACAAAATTGTAATCGAACCAGGTGCCAGTAAATATCCATGGATGGAAGCTCTAGAGCCAGGTAGAATTGTTAATATTTCAGAATCAGGTAGATGGAATTCAAGTATATCTTATCATAACGAATATGGTGGCGGATTACAAAATACAGGTAAGACACCTAAGGTTATAACACCTATTAATGTTACACTTACAAAACTTGATGATTTAGATATAGATAATAGCCTCTTTGATCCATTACCTACAAATACTGTATTTGATCAATTCTGTTCCACTGAAGGTGGTTTTTTACCTGGAACAAATGTAATGTTTGCGGCTGGTCCAGGACTTGGTAAAACTACGATTGGATGTGAGCTTATTTCAAAACTACATGATGCTGGTAAGAAGGTAATATTTATCTCGGCTGAAATGAATCAAATCGACATGTCAAGATACTTAAAAAGATTTCCACACTGGGGTCAAATACCTATGTTATTCTTGGCTGACTACTCTGATAATTCTGCAAAGCAAGTTATCGAACAGGTATTAGCTGAAGGTTACGATATGGTATTTACCGATTCATTCTCGGAAGTATGTGACACGGTAAAGGAGGATTCAAATTTGAGTCGAGGTGCAGTAGAGAAATGGTTCTTAACCCTAATGAATTCACACAATACAGGAAATAATAAACTTAAGAAGTATACTACATTTTTAACAATCTTACAGGTTGGTAAATCAGGTGTCTTCTCAGGTTCTAACAAATTAAAACATATGTCATCTGCTATGATTCACCTTGAATGGGATGGCTCTGAAAATAACGGTAAAAGATATATGTACTTCTCTAAAAATAGAGTTGGTCAAGTAGGTAAGAAATTATACTACTCCCTCGATGGCGGTGTAAAATTTGACAATGAACGTTTTAACAGAGATATCCAGAACGATGAAACACTAGCAGCTGAAAGAACTCAACTAGATGGAGAATCAAATGCATTCGATGCACTGTTTGGTTTTAATAAATTATCAGCAGACGAATATAAGACAGAAGATGCACTCGAGGAAAAAGTTGCATCTTAAAAATTAATTTTGATTAATTATAATTAACAGAGGTGTGGTGTTTCTGTTAATTGACTAGGACCCTTACATATAATGTAAGGGTTTTTTAGTGTTTGGTCATTTGGGTGGCACAATCCGGCAAGCTACCTGTTAGGGAAATGAAGTTTTCTTCACCTTGGCATGTTAAGGGTCCTATGCGTGGCTTAGAGTTTGCTTGTAATTTGCCAACATACAGTTGGAGAGTGTCTCGGCGGGTGAATCGGTAGGGCGAGAGGTTTAAGTAGGGACTTTGAACATTGATATTTAGGCATATCTATTGATATTTAGGCATATCTATTGATATTTAGGCATATCTATTGATATTTAGGCATATCTATTGATATTTAGGGATATTTAGGGATATTTAGGGATATTTAGGGATATTTAGGCATATCTATTGATATTTAGGGATATTTAGGGATATTTAGGGATATTTAGGTACTTAGGGACTTATGATTACTTAAGGACTTTGATAGATTTATGGGTAGGATTAATATCATTACATGTGAGAACTTAAATCACGTATATATCCATTAAACATTTAAATCACTAGAACCGGCAACACAAGGGTCCTTACACGGGCAGGTGTGTAGGTAGGGATGATTCTTTAATACTTTAAGGGAATATAGGGTAAAGGGGCTGGGTTTATTTTAAGGGTTTGTGTATTACTAGGTATTTGTTATCTTATCTTATATGTATATCTAGCTGATGTATGTTGATGTTGATTACTTGTCTTTTTTTATGGCACATTTTATTGTTTTGGTGGGGTGGGTTCTGGTCGACTTGGGACCTTGCGGATGCGTGGGTAGGGATGATCTTGGGGTTTAATCTTGGTGTGATGTTTAATCATATATCTTGTGGGTTTTAATAGGGTGAGGGCATGTCAGGGGGTCTTGTTAAACGACAGAAGGATCCTTTATGGGGATCCTTCTCTGTTTACCTAGGGTATAACCTAGGGTAGGTTGATTGATTGGTTAATTGATTTTAATTGATTACTTTAAGTCTAATCTACTTTTTATTTATAAAATCTCCATAAAGATTAGTGGTTGAATTATGTGTTGCTTGGTGAATTTGGGCTTACTGCCTTAAGTCCTTTAAGTAGGTTTTTGATGGCAATGTCCTGCTTGTTCCAGCCGGTTCCACTTACAAATTCATCCATTGCGCGGCTTCCTTTCTCTTTAGATGCACGGTTAGTTCCAGTGTCATCTACTCTAATAGAGCTTGAAGAATCATTATCAGGACCTGGTCTCCATGTGATTTTTAGTGCGTTATCAAATGTAATAGATCCTCCGTCTTCTCCTTTTTCCATACTAGAATCTGTTACTTTAGCGTATGGTGCTTTTTTAGATACAGTGTCCATTACCATTTGGTTAAAATCTTCTGAATTTAAATTCATTTTTTCGTTTACGAATTGTTCGTATAGTTTTACGTGTTTCATTTTGTTTTTGTTTTTGTTTGTGTTATATATCTCTTTTAAGTTTAGTACTGCTTTAATTGAATTTATAAAAACATCAGCAGGTACTCTATGTCCACCACTATATGTATTATATTCAAATGAACCTACACCTTCCTCTTTAAAAAAGGATTTAACATTGTTTCCATTAATTACAGTATCTCTATTACCGAAATATATGGTATGTTTTGTGTTTTTTAAATTTGCAGTGTCAACTACTGGTTCATATGATCTTCCAGCCATTGCAGGATTAAATAAGAGTGTTGGTATTGATAGTTTGCTCCCTATTAAATAAGAAATATATCCACCAGCAGATGACCCTACGATTAAATCAGGGTTCATGTTGGAGACGCTCGATAATATTTTTTTAAAGAAGTCCTTTTCTTTATAATCAATATCGGGTGCATATACACCTTTAAATTGCTGTCTTAAAAAAATAATCTTAGGGTCCTTTTCATCTATAACAGATTCGAGTCCATGTAGGTATGCTATTTTCATAATGTTTCTTTAATTTATATGTAAATATAAACAAAAAAAGTGATATAAAAAAACTTTATATCACTTATTTTAATTAAATCTTTGGTCTACCTAATAATATTTTATCATGACTCGAACCTCCTAGCTTTCTCGAATACCAACCGTTTCCGGGCATTCCTTCTTTATTTCCAAGAAATTCAACCTTTTTTCCAAGAACCTTTTCGATAATGTTTATATCAGAAACAACTGGCACATCATACTTACTTAGTAATATCGCGGCAATCTTACCTGATACTTCTATATAAAATCCAAGTTTTTGTAATTCATTTCCTCTTGTGGTAATGTACTCTCGTTTAGCTGTACTTGTTCCATCATGTCCGACACCTGAATATTTTACGCCGAATTTAGTTTTCTTACCAAACATTATCATGTCAAAATCATTGTCTCCATGAATATCAATTCCTTCCCAATAATTCCATTCTGAGTCTGCAAATACATCTGCCGGTGAATTTATTTTTGCATGGCCACCTATTTCGGCATATGCTGTGGAAATTAAATTATAGAATTCGCCAGCAAGTTCCGGATATTTTTTATAATCAAATTTAAGAGTTTTGCCACGTTTAGGATTAAATATCTCACCGCTTGTTTTTTCGTTAATGAATTCTTCGTATAATTTTATGTGTTTCATTTTAATTATTATCTTTAATTAATTTTTCTATAACCGATGAGTGACTCATATATACTTGCATATGCATAGGTGTTAACTGCTTGCCTTCCTTTATATATTTCATTATTTCCATTAAAAAATAAGAGGGAACTTCCCCTGTTTCAATATATTTAGTGTGTTCTATCCTAGTCATTTTATTTCATTTTAAATCCAAGCTTTCCGTTTCCTGGGTTTGGTGTAGAAACATTAGGGGCCTCGAATGTTATATTTGAATCAGTATCATTAAACCCTTTAAGATAAAAGAGTATTTCCTCTGTTTTTAAATTCACATCCATATATAATTGCTTTACCTCGAGCTTAGAGACTATGGTCTTAAGTGTATTAATATACAGATCACTATCCCCTAGTTTTCCGTTTAACTTATCAATAAGATTCATTGTTAATGGATATGAAAAAAGACCTACATATTTATTGCTTAATTTAAGTTTAGCCCAGTCAATTCTACTAAAACTACTACCTCTACCTGCTGCTAAATTTACAGGTTCAACAAATTTGTAAAAGAATTCCTCTTTTCCCATTGCTAAAATACCATTTTGAATAAACGTCTCAATTGTATTTTGATCTATATTTTTTAATTTAGTAATTTCTTTAAGCTTTAATACAGATGGCAGATTCATGAATTCAGCCCCCTTGAGATATCCATTTACAACTGAGTTTGTCTCTATTATTTTAAATAAATTATAGAGTTGAGATTCACCATTTAATGTAAATTGCTCAGGTTTTAAGTCTTTAATGATATTAGTAAGTGTAGGTGCTGCTCCGCTTTTGTATTTTGAAGATATCCCATATCCATCAATGTAAAAATCTATTAATGGATTATTACCTGAAGGAAATTTAATTCCATTTGTGTAATTAACAATATTTAACATAAGGGCAGCTCCTAATATTTCTCCAAAATCTTTACCTATTGTATTTAAATCAGCAGGACCTAATACCTCTATTCCTTCTTTAATATTTTCAGTATATTTAATATTCTCACTAAAACTTTCTATTTCGTTTGGATTTTTAAATGAACTAGAAGGCACGTAATCTGCGACTAAGATATACAATTCAGATAACATAGAATTTAAATATGGATTTGATTTTCCATACATTCTCTCTATGTTTGATGTAACATATCCACCTAATGTACTTAGATTCATATCTAAATCTTCAGGTATTTTAAGATTAGTAGGAGTTAATTCTTTAGACTTAATAGAACCCTTAGGTGGATTGTTATCTACTATTTTAAATGATTCACCAGGATTCATTGTTACCTTTCCATTAATATAGGGTTCGGTCAATGTTACTGTATATGTGTAAAACTTTCCTGAATTTGCTCCATTTGTATAATCCCCTGGTATAGCCAATTGTATTGAATTGCTAATTTTAAGAGTATTAAGAGCCTTTTCTATTTTATTAGTTGCTGCTTTAATGTCTCCTCCTAAATCAAATCTAATATCTTTATTTCCATTTTTAGAATTAATACGCCCTTTGCCTAAAACCCTCGATAATGGATCTAATATCTGTCCCTCTATAGTTCTTGAATTTTCATTCATTGCGATATCAAACCTTGCTCTAAAATCTCCTATTGTTCCCATATTTTCATTATTGTTTTACTAGATGTGTTTTAATAGATGTTCCTAGTTCATTCTCTAATTGTTTTATTAGTTTTATATTATTCTTATCATCATCAAAGAAAGTGATGTCAGTGTAACCCTCATCAATAAACCAGCGCATTGCCCCTTGTTTTCTTTCTTGTATGTTTCCTACCAGACCATGAACAGGATCATTGACCGCCCATATAAATTTTTTGTCAATATGAAATCCTAAATGAAATCTAAAAAATTCATATATCATTTCTCTATTATCACGTGCTGTAATTACTCCAATTGCAATGCCATTATTATAATTCTTAGTAAGTATATTAAAATATTTGTCAATGATTTTTCCGGCTTTCATTATTTCTATTGACTTGAATTGATCAAAGTTAATTATATGACGTTGATTCTTTTCATATGAATTAAATTCCTCAGGTGTTAACTCATATGTCTTATTGCTCTTTGGGTCAGTTACCTTAATTTTAGCTGAAGTAATTAATATAGTATCATCTATATCAAATATCAAAATCTTTGTTGTGCTGTACTTTTCATTCATTTACTATATATCTGAGTAAATATAATCATTTTTTATTAAATATAAATATATTTTAACTCTTATTTTAAAATTTAGGAATTCCTCCTATTTTAATTGCTCTTTTTCTCCACGATATTAGAATTTGCTTCTTCTCCCTTGGTGTTAATGCTTGATTGTTTAGATATCGAGTGACTGATGTTAGCATGCTTTCTCTTCTCTTTTTCCCTTCAAATCTTAATCCTTGTAAGTTTGCGTCTATTTCCTTAGGTAAAATATAGTATAGGTATGATGGAATCAAACTCATTTTAATCATATTACGCTGATCAGAGTCATCCTCATACGGTTTTCCATCCTTGTAGTTATGTATTGATTCTCCTTCTTGCGTGATATGTTCTATTTCATGGCGAACTATATCACATAATAAGAAATAAAGAGTGCTCCATTGATCAGGTAACCATGTAGGATTAATATTAATATCTATATCGATGAAGGGGGTTTGATAGCAGTCATTTTCGTCTAGGTCCCTGCCATCAGCTCCAGTAGAATCAAGTACAATGATACCTGTTTTGTTTGTAAAAAATAACCTTGCATTAAAATCAAATCTTAGATTTTTAGTATCGATATTAATACTGTAATTTGAAAAATTATCAGAAGAGACAGTGTAGTCTTTTTTCCATGACTTAATAGTTTCGCGTACAATTTTTGTTGATAACGAATCATACTTACTTCTACTCATAATATTTTTCTTTTAAGTTATATCATAACATGTCATATTGTTTAAAATAAAAAGAACCCTATAGGGTTCTTTTTTATTGGCAATCAGTATGTTAACTATATAGTTGGAGTATTCTGATCATTTGCATCCAATGTCCCTATCCCATTTATTACATTATAACTTAAAGTAGCTACTCTTTCGCCCTGTGTGCCTGTTTGTGAATTAACATTTTGAGTATTTAGCGTAATTAACTTGCCAACTGATGCAACATTAAATGTTTCAGTAGCTGTCGAATTTGTCCAAACATATGAATTGCTGGCCCTGTTAGGGGTGCCTCCTTTCCATAACGTAACATCAATATTAACAGGAAGCTGTCCTGTATTGCCATACCAAAATGCCCTAAGATCCATTAAAACATTATTAGATGATGGATATGCTGCCTTGTATTGTGTCACATTAAATAAAACTGACTCAAATCCATTACCGGTATTATCTCTTCCCCATTCCAAGAAAGGTGAAGTTGATGGCCACTGTGCCTGTAGGCCGTATCCTAAATAGGTACTTATTGAGGTTTGACCGACATTAGGTGATACTATTCGAGTCCTAGTATCTAAATCACTTCCATCATTAAATTCATAAGTTACCATGACCCATTCGGAAACAAAGACAAACTCTGTGACTGAACCTGCTCCATTTGCTCTACGTAACATCCTAAAAAAATTTATGTTACTCATTGCGTTTTAATTCGTCTATTTGTATTTGTTGATCTTTAATTGCTTCTATTAATATAGCTATAATTTTTTCATAATCTATTGTTTTATATTTAGTTCCACTGTCATCTATAAAGGGTAATTCCTTTTCCCTAACAATGTCAGGAATTACCCTTTCAACTTCTTGTGCAATTAATCCTATGTCATGTTGTCCTTTCCTAGAACCAATATTCCAGTCATATTCAACTCCTCTCATTGCCTTAACTTTATCTAATGCATTCGATACTGTGGTAATATTGTCCTTTAATCGCTCGTCTGAGACTGATGTGGAGAACGCAATAACGTCACCTGCGACATTAAGATCTCCTGAAGCGGATAATGACATGACAATTGTATCGTTAATATATGACTGTATTTGACTGGATACTGAATTAAAAAACGTGTAATCTCCATTATTATTACCTATTGATTGATTAGTGAACAATCTATAATTATTAGTAAGAATTTGATCATTGTTTACTGGAATGCTCCAAAAATAATTAGTTCCATCAAAATAAAACCCTAAAACATCTACAATACCAAGTTGCGTTGACGTTGTATAGCCACCTCCTCCTATTATAATAGATCCAGCAGGTAATGACATAGTGTATGATTGACTAGCATTCTGTTTTACAAGAATTACACCAGTATCTCCGGTAACTGCATTTGAAATACTTAATGATCTATTTCCTCCAAGTGTTACCTTAGCATTAGATCCTAGATTTAAATTCCATGCAATAGTAGCCTGATCTGTTAGGTTGTTTTGTGAAATTGTCATTTTTCCATTAAGATCTAACTTACTACCATCGAATGTTAAGTTATCTTCTCCCGCTAATGGTTGGCTTGAGCTTCCAGTTGCGGTTACTAGTCTGTTGTTTACGTTATTAATCATTGATAATGAAGCAGAAGGTCCTTGAAAACCTTGATCTCCTTTAAATCCTTGAGGTCCAGTAAATCCTTGAGGTCCTTGAAAACCCTGATCTCCTTTAAGACCTTGATCTCCTTTAAGACCTTGAGGTCCAACTGCACCTTGAAAACCTTGAGGTCCAGTAAGTCCTTGAGATCCTTGAAAACCTTGAGGAGCAGTAATACCCTGAGGTCCTTGAAAACCTTGATCTCCTTTAAGACCTTGAGGTCCAGTAAATCCTTGATCTCCTTTAAGACCTTGAGGTCCAGTAATACCTTGAAAACCTATAAATCCCTGATCTCCTTTAAATCCTTGAGGTCCAGTAAGTCCTTGAGATCCTTGAAAACCCTGAGGAGCAGTAATACCCTGAGGTCCTTGAAAACCTTGAAAACCTATGCTTCCTTGAAAACCTTTAAGACCTTGAGGTCCTTGAAATCCTTGATCTCCTTTAAGACCTTGAGGTCCAGTAATACCTTGAAAACCTATGCTTCCTTGAAAACCTTGAACACCTATGCTTCCTTGAAAACCTTGAACTCCTGCAATTCCTTGAAAACCTTGATCTCCTTTAAGACCTTGAACACCTATGCTTCCTTGAAAACCTTGATCTCCTTTAAATCCTTGATCTCCTTTAAGACCTTGAGGTCCAGTAAATCCTTGATCTCCTTTAAGACCTTGAGGTCCAGTAATACCTTGAAAACCTATAAATCCCTGATCTCCTTTAAATCCTTGAGGTCCAGTAAATCCTTGATCTCCTTTAAGACCTTGAAAACCTATACTTCCTTGAAAACCTTGATCTCCTTTAAGACCTTGAACACCTATGCTTCCTTGAAAACCTTGAACTCCTTTAAATCCTTGATCTCCTTTAAGACCTTGAGGTCCAGTAATACCTTGAAAACCTATAAATCCCTGATCTCCTTTAAATCCTTGAGGTCCAGTAAATCCTTGATCTCCTTTAAGACCTTGCACACCTATGCTTCCTTGAAAACCTTGATCTCCTTTAAGACCTTGAGGTCCAGTAAATCCCTGATCTCCTTTAAGACCTTGAACACCTATGCTTCCTTGAAAACCTTGAACTCCTGCAATTCCTTGAAAACCTTGATCTCCTTTAAGACCTTGATCTCCTTTAAATCCTTGATCTCCTTTAAGACCTTGTACACCTATGCTTCCTTGAAAACCTTGAACTCCTACAGTTCCTTGAAAACCTTGATCTCCTTTAAGACCTTGTACACCTATGCTTCCTTGAAAACCTTGAACTCCTGCTATTCCTTGAAAACCTTGATCTCCAACAGAACCTTGAACACCTATGCTTCCTTGAAAACCTTGAACTCCTGCAATTCCTTGAAAACCTTGATCTCCTTTAAGACCTTGTACACCTATGCTTCCTTGAAAACCTTGAACTCCTGCTATTCCTTGAAAACCTTGAAAACCTTGAATACCTATGCTTCCTTGAAAACCTTGATCTCCTTTAATACCTAAAGAACCTTGATCTCCCTTAAGACCCTGGAAGCCTTGATCTCCCTTAAGACCCTGAAACCCCTGAAAACCCCTGTCCCCTTGAAACCCTCTGTTTCCTTGAAAACCATTATTACCTTGACTTCCACTAAATCCATCTCTACTTATTATCTTCCAAACAATATCACCAACAAGTGCGCCTGCGCCTATTAGGGAGGTATCAGTAGAAAGAACTCTATATAATGTAAGAACCTTTGATATATCATTGTCAGTATTAACGGTTCCGTCACCATTACTACCCATTACCCTATATCCATTAATAACTTGACCGATAAGATCTAAATTATAATCCATTTCAGTGTGAAATAATGATCTACCAAGTGAACCCGGGTATTTTGGAGCATATTTTCCAGTAGGTCCTCTCATATTAGAGTCTTGTAAATTGTCTTGTGCCATTTTTATTGATTATATTTATTATATAGTTTTTGTAATTTTTCTAGATCTTCTTTATTATATCCTTCTAGATATCCACATTCGATATACGTTATTTGTTTAAGAATATACTCAGAAACATTAAGTTTAGTGTATATATTTTTTACTTCTTTGAAATCTTGAAAATACGTAGTGTTTAGTCCTAACATAGATGGTGCGCTAATATTACTACTTTTAGTAATAAAAATACCATCAGTATTATAGACTAGATTTCGGTTAGTGTTGTTATTAAATATTGTGAATTTTTTTAATTCAAATAAAAGAAGAGGTGAACAGCTGAGGTCCCTTTTGCTTGGTTGTGTAAATATTTTAATATATTCATGAAGCATATTAATGTCTTCAAATGGACCTGCTGAGATGACATTATCGTTTATATTATTTCTAATAGAAAACAAAATATTTGTTATTAATCCTTCATTTCTTTCAAACACGTTTAAATGCTTAAGTGCTATATTTAAAGATATTCTATTTGTCATAATTATCCAATATATTTGCTTAGGAAAAATGTTATTATTGCACCGCTGGCTGTCAATATTGCAATTAATATTTTGTTTATTGAATTTTTCCAGCGAACAAGATCCTTATGTTCTTCGGCTATTTTTTTTCTTTCACTTAATAAAGATTCTTGAGATTCTCTAAATTCAGAGTTTTTCTTGTTTTCAACAATTACACCATCAAATGGACTTAGTAATTGTTTTTTAATTTCTCTGATTTCTGTCTTCATTTCATTCTGATTTTCTACTAATTTCTCTAATGTATTTTCTATTTGAACATAATTAGGATCTTCTATTCTTCTTTTAAATGAAGAGAAGAGATCATACAGCTCAATAATCATGTCGTGTGGGCTTCTTTCTGGTGTCATTATAAACAGCAATGGGTCTTTTTAGTCTAATGTATATATCAGACTAAAAAGACCCATTAAATAGTATAAGTATGTAAAATGTATTATTTCTTTGGCATCGCCGTAAAGTTTCTTGCTCCACGTGGAACACCTTGATCAAATGGACCTCTAGCCTTACCTGTTTTTACAAGTTCAATTGCATCTTTAGGTGATTTTGCTAAAACATCATAATCAGTGTCATTGTCATTTGAATCCCAGAATGTCACAATGTACATTGATTCTTTGGCTTCGTCAATACCTGATCCAATCGTAGGAGTACCATAATGTGCAATCCATTCTTCTCTAGTCATATTAGCCTCTCTTGCTTTCATTCCTAGAAAATCATTATCATGATATATTTTAGCTGATTTGGAATCACTATTGAACTCCTCGAATAATTTTACTTTTTTCATAATTTAATAACTTGATTGTATTTCATCATATTGATTTGATTTATCAATAATCGAAGGAATGTAAAAATATTTAGTTCCTTTTAAATTTGTTTTTCTGGATTGTCAGTTTTCCTTAATGGATACAATTTAGTAGAATCAACTTTACCCTCTACTATAATGTTTTCATTTAGTTTTATTAAAGTACCTTTCATGAAATTTTTGCCCGTTGAAACATCTATCTTAGTTCCCTTTGACATTTTAATCATGTCACTGTTCTTTACAATAACAGAACCTATAATATCTTTTTGTGGATCGCTATCCATTAAATAAAGGCTATCGGTCTCATCTCCTTCTCTTTCAGAACCTGCAACATTAATGTTATATTTCTTTGCACCAATTGATAATTCATATTCCCCTGTAATTTTAGCATCGTACGATACCTTTTTATATTCTGAAATGAATTCCTCGAATAATTTTACTTTTTTCATTTATATGTATTCTATGATTCTATGATTTTATGTATTCTGAATAAACCTGTTTACCTTCATTATCTTCTATAGATATTGTATAGTATGTGAATGGCATTTTACGTATTCCCTCATATGCTGCAGGAATAAGATCCCTAACACCTACTAATTCTTGATGAATTACCTTGCTATCCTTAATGACCACTAATGCCCATGGGCCTGTTTGGCTTCCATCCTTAACGCCTTTCATTATTATGCTCCAGTTTCCTTTAGCTTCACTAAGGTATTCTTCGTATAATTTTATGTGATTCATTATTTAAGAAATTTGTTTATAAAATAATCGAAAAAATCAGTAGCAGTTTTTTTATTACCCCTAAGTGCTTGTTGGTAGTACATTGGTGCATTTCCAAATGTATAATCACCACTTACTCCATATATCTTATGAATTTCCTTTCCACCTGAAACTGAACTATATGCATTTAAACTCCATGCTATCTTATTAAATTTAATTCCTCTAATGTCATCACTAACTGGCCTTCCCTCTGTATCAAATAGATCCTTAACCCTTTCCCATGCAACAGGTCCTAGTTTAAGAACCTTAGTTGCCTTTCCATTTCCGGAATCGTCTTTATACACAAAGTCGTTTGATTCATTAATAAACTCTTCAAATAATTTTATTGTTTTCATTATTTAATTTTTTTTTGTTATTTATATATCTATTTAAAAATTTGCTTTAAATTTTTACGTTTTACCATTTGTTTTATTTTAGTGATATAGTTAGGATCTTCTGCATAACTTGCATTTAAATATTCATAGTATGCATCCTCTGTCTTTATTTTACTTAGATATCTACTTTGATAAAAAGCATAATCATACACACTTTCTCTCCATGTATCATATTCGGCATGTTGTTTATTGGTACCAGTTGCAGTTGTAATTCTTGATTTTGCTTCTTTCATACCAAACAGGTTATTGTTTTCTAAAAAGATGTCGCTTTTCCAATGTCCCGTTTCAAGAATAGATTGAGCCATAGGAATCCATGCAAATTTGATGTTTAAATCTCTCATCATAGTTGCCATTTTTTGTTGACTAAATTTATCAGATTCTTGTACGATTGTAATCCTTTCTTCAACAGTAATATTTTTAATCGCCGTTGAAGAACCATTGCAATATGTTAGATAGCTGAATCCTGCTGAAAATATACATGCAGCTAGTGCGCATTTTACATATGATCTTTTTCGTATTTGTTTAAATTGTAAAGAGTCTTGACAATATACATATAACATATTAGATGTTTGTTGATTAATACATGTAAATATAAACAAAAAAATCCGTATTAAAAAATCCGGATTGTTAAAATTTTGTTAAAATGTTAGATTTAAATGTTTTGGAATTAATTACTATCCGGTAATTCCTTTTCTATATTTAGTGTCCATATCCTATCGTTAGGTACTATGAATTTTCTATTATGATCGTAAAGAAAAAATGTAGTTTTCCAGATACCCTGTCTGACTATTCTTGCCTTTTTAATTCCATTTATATAAACGATATCATCCATATTGAAATCACTTCCTGCTAAAAACTGAATACCTAGTAAGATTTTAGATAAAGTGTCCTTCGCTGCTAATGTTAATACGGCAACAGCAATTGCCCATCCCCATTCCTGTACAAGTATTGATGTTATTAATGTAATTTCGTTCATATTCATATCCTATCATTCCAATAATTTTTATAGTCTTCAAATGATCCTTTGAATTGTCTTATTTTTAATAATCTAGCATCCTCACCCTCACCTGGTTGAATCGGATTAGGGGTAACATTTGGTAAATCATTTCTTTTTCCTATTGTCAGAGTTTCATCCATTTGATCAGGTAATACTATATGATCCATTAACCAATCCGCCAATAGTGCACCATATTCTAAATCTGAAGGAAAATGAAATGCTCCAATATATCTTGAATATGCAACATTAGCTCCTATTTTCTGAAATTTATCTTTTAATTCGGGAAACATTAAGCTTAAAACATTTGCTGCTAATTTACCCTGAAGTGCATGTCCACTTGGAAAACTAGGAGACTTAGCAGAGTCCTTTATATCAAATCTTAATGATATGCCTAGCATAGGCGCTAGCTGATATGGCCTTGGTCTATTATACTTATATTTTAACTTAATTATAATGTCTGTTGCTTCTTCCAGTAGATCGTCAATATATGTTTCTGGAAATATTAAATATTCTTTTTCGCATAATTTTTTAAATTCTGAAGTAACATCATTGTATTTATTAACATAGTCGATTTGATCCTTTGCAGATTTTTGCTGAATTTCTGCAGCCATTATTAATAATTCATTCCTTGTATTAATTGAAGAGTTTGATGGATATAAATACACAGGCACACTCCATTCATCTATCTTAATTAAATTAAGAGTTGCAAGTGAATCTAATTCAAATTGATGTTTCCTTGACGGTACTTCTGTATATTTAAAATTGTCAAGTGAAAATGCATTGTATTTTTTAAATATATCCATGATTTATATATCTTTTATTTTACTTTCAAAATAACGCTGTCCTAATATTTGGTATGCCTCATATAGTTTCATTGCTGCCTCATCTACTAAACCTCCTATTTCTTTATCTAGCTTACATACTGGATGTTGGATTAGATGTCTATCGAGCATATCCGACAATACTGAAGCCCTATCCATGGCTTCAAAATAATATTGTTTTTTTATTTTTGGTTTTTTGCACATGCTAGGCTAATGTTAATTCGAGATTTAATTGAGATACTACTACCTTCCATTCACTAGCATTAATGTTGCATGCACTTTCATTGTCTCCATTTATTGCGAATTTGTGAAATAATTCAGCTAATTCAATTGCAGCCATATAATTACCCCTCTTTGACAACATTCCATTATATGGACATGTGTCTGATGACTTTAACATTAAATCTATTATTACGTGTGTTTCCATATTTAGTTACTTAAGGGTGCTGCTATTGCAGGATGAGAATTATAATTATTAAGTTTGAATGTAATATCTTTATCTAGTGTGTCTAAAATTTCATCTACACATAGTAAATGCCAATTTTTATTTCCTGAATTTATATTAAGCGTTGGTAATTTAAAAGGTTCTCTAATTATTTGAGTAACTGCATGTTCTATATGATTTGAATATAGATGAGTATCTCCTAGATTACCAATTAACTCATCTGGAATCATATTAACCATTTTGGCAATAATCTCTAATAACAATCCATATGATGCGATGTTAAAAGGAAGACCTAATAGGGTATCAACTGATCTTTGATTCCACATTAATGAAATAGATCTTGTAGGCGTAATCTCATAATATTGATTATCGAAATCGGGAATAATATCGTAATTGTGTTCCATTCCTGTTTCATAATTACGAGAAAACCACACATCGTATCTTTCCTCATATGTTAATTCCTTAGTATACATTTGAAATCCATAATGACAAGGTGGTAATGTCATTAGTGAAAGAGAATTTACATTCCATGCGCTTACAATAAGTCTTCTAGAATCAGGATTTGTTCTTAAATCATATATTAATGTTTTAATTTGATCTATAACCTTTTCTCCAATTAAAGTATGTAGTCCATTATGTCCAAGGGTTGTTATTTCTCCAGTGTTCCATGCTCTCCATTGTTTTCCATAAATAGGACCTAAATCACCAAACAGTGTATTAAAAGAATCATTAGACATGATTTCTTTTTCAAATTCATCTATACTGAAAAGATGAGGATATGGTGAACTAAATGCCGGATTTTCTAAATTATAATTATCAACATATACTTTATATGCGTCGCCAGTCCATATACGGCATTTATTTTCTAGAAGATATCGCAAGTCTGTTCTTCCTTTTAAAAACCAAAGAAGTTCAGTTGTCATTGTTTTAAAAGCAACCTTTTTTGTTGTTAAGATTGGAAATCCTTCTGACATTTTATGTCTAATTTGTTTTCCAAATATAGAAGTTGTTCCAGTTCCGGTTCTGTCTTCTTTTTTAATTCCATCATTAAGGATTTCTTGTAATAATTCAACGTATTGTGTGTCTAATTTATTCATTTATTGTAATGTATATTTAATATATTAATGATAAAATCCAATCTGTTATTCTAAACCAACACCACCAGTATACAAATGCTAAGGCAAAAAGTGCAGCTGTTTCTAGAAAACCCTTAAAATATTTTATGTTTTTCATAAGTATTGGTAAAATGCGTCTTTTGCCTTTTGAAGGTTAGCAGAGTCACCTTCTATAATTGTCATAATAATAAATTCAGCTTCGTCTTCAGTACATTCACATTCTATTATTCTAATGTAAGTGTTAATGTCTATTTTAAGCTCTTCTGCAACCAGTGAGTCTATTGCGTCGTATAGTGTTTTCATATATCTTTAGAATAGTCTTCAAGATTTTTAATTTGTTGTTCTAAGTCATTGACATGCCACTGATAGTCGAATAGTTCTTCGATATCTAAATTTCCTGATTTGTGCGATTTATAAGCCTTTGCAAGATCTCTTTTTGCATCTTGTAGCATTTTTTCTAAATGATGTTTAGCTTGTTGAATAGAATCCATACTGTAATCTATTTCTACTCTCTTGTTTTTCTTAAGAACATTTAAATCAAAATTCCAAAATGTTTTAAGAAAACCTTCTAATGTGTGTTTAGAATCGCTCATGATATTTATTATTTTTATAGATATTATATTTATTATAACATAAATGTTTAAATTATTTTATCTATATAACGTTACAAAACTTCCGAAATTTTTGTCAAATACCCGTATTAAATTTTCATAGTCACTTGACATCATTTCAGAAATAATTTCATCACCATCCATTTCTAATTGTTTTGAAAGTCTTCTAGCATATGCCATTAATGCATATGCATTGCCATCTGGACCTGTTAAATCTATTTCTAGTGTTGTAGCTGTCTTTTTGTTTATTGGCTTTATCATAATATATTTGTTTTAATTATAAGTAAATATAATCAATATTAGTTTAATATTGAAATAAATAGTGTTAATGTTTTGTTAATTTTACATTCTTTTCGGGTCACAGTTAATACCTCCAAATAATTTAAAGCTTATTCTATCCCAAATGTTTTCCAGTAATCTTTTAAAATTTTTCATTGTTATGTTTATTAATTATATTTAAATATAAATAATATATATAACAATTAAAAATTTAAAGTGTTAAATTGCTGTTAAAGTCTTCATGTCCATTTAATACTGCCTATTATGCATAAAAAAACCCTGTATTAATACAGGGTTTTTGTGTTTTACTCTTTAAATGCTTCCAGGATGCAATATACTAATTGCATGTGCTACTACAACTGAATCCCTAATTGTAAGAACTCCTGCACTTTGTGCCTGCTGCGCAACTTGAATTAATACATTTACTGCACCTCCAACATCCATTCCTTTAATTTCTTCAAAGATTGGAGAAATTTCTTTCTGATTGGCATTATTAGTATCGCGTGGTGGCTGACTTTCTGATTGGTTTGAATCAGAATCAGGATATTGGTCAGAAAATTGATCAATTTCCGGATATCTCCGGGTATCGGGACGTGAAGTGTGTTGAGAAACTTCAGATTGTTCAGCAATATTTGATTTTTTCATAGATATTAATTTTAATTTATGTTAGATTAGATTATTATATAAATTTATTTAAATTTGTTTCAATATTATATTGATTTAAGCATTTTAATTAAGTTAGGTTGTGGGCTCATATCTGTTTTATCCTTTCTAGTTGATGTGTGAGTTAACATACCTTTAACCTTTCCTGACCATGCATCTTTACTGAAATCAAAAGCATCTGCAGGCGTTTTAATAGCTAGCCACTCGATTAGTCCTTTTTTAATATCTATTCCATCTCTTTCCTTTACAAATAGAATTAATTCTTTTAATGATTCTATTTGCGCATCTGAATATTTATGGTAAAATTGATATCCTCTGAATTTAAATCCAAGATCGCATACTTGACTTTCATGTACCATTGTGCCACTATATGTTTTATATCCAGTAGATGTGGGTGTCAGTGGACCAAAATTACAAACTTCAACACCTACTGAATTAACATGCATATACTGTGAACCATTGTCACCTAAATGCCATGCGTATCCACCATCAGGCATACATTTCACAATAACACCATCATATTTTGTATTTCCATTTCTAACAGATTGACCTCCTATTAAAAATTCAGTACCTATTTTTCCTCGTGTGTCATTATTCCATTGATCTACTACTGCAAATGGATTTTCACCACCGGCAGTGTGATGTAAAAACAGGTATTCTGGTAGATGTGGGCCTGAATTATATTCGTCAGGATCTAAATAAGCTAATTCAAATTGGTTTTCAGTAACCTGTGAATCTAAATGTTTCTCTAAATCCTTTTTAAAAATAGCAGTTTGAGTCAATGGACCTACCATTCCATCAATATTCATTCCATGAATTCCTTGAAAGTTCTTAACTGCATATTCAGTATTAGGTCCAAAGTTACCATCAGGCTTTAATCCTAATGCAGCCTGTAGTAGTTTTACATCTTCTCCTTTGTCTCCTCTTTTTAGCAATCTTCTCATTTTAATATTTTATTTAATTGTTTAATACATTCTTGTATCTGTGTATACATTACATTCATATTCTTATGTTGAAAGGTGCATTTATAAATAACATTATCGGTCATTTTATGCCTTAGTTCACATCGCAAAGTATACCTTGGTATTTTTTTAAGTAAAGGTTGTAAGTGAATAATATCCCATATTTGTTTTCTAGCTAACCCTGTAAATCCACACTCTGTTTTAATATAAGCAATTAGGCTATAATCTAAAGAATCTATTGTTGCGAAATTTTCTACTTCTTTAATATTATTTGTTATTAAATATAACCTATATGCAGTGTGATGATCTGACTTTAATATGGTTGGTATACTGCTTGATTCTAATTTTTTATTAATATAAGGTGAGGGAATCTTCATTTATTATAGATTAATCATTATTTTGATTATTATTATCTAATGTCGGTGCAATATCTGTTCTATATGGATATAAAGGGCCTTTCTTGTCAATTATTTGTTTTGATTTATTAATTGAATTTGATACTCCATCTTCAGTTGCTTTTTTTTCAACGGACACTGTCTTTAATTCTATATTATCATCTGTTGAAATTACATCATATTCAAACAAATCCTTCTCTTCCTTTATATCCTTTGTATGTAGAGAATATTCAAATGAATCCTCTTTTTCAATTATAGATTCTGGCCTAATATAGTCAACTAATGATTTAATAAATCCAAGTGCCACTAATGGCAATATCGCTCCAGATACTGCAGCTAATATTCTTTTCTGTGCAATAGGTTCCCACTCTACTAAATCAAATAATTCTATCCATCCCTTAAAATCAGAGATATGTGAGTATGCATAGTACATATTTCCTTGCATTTGAACGAGTGTAATTGTAATGAATAATGACCAGATTAGAGTTTTGTTCATTTTTTCTAATATAATAAGAGCTGCGAGAGAAGCAGCAGCTCCTAATTCAAATCCTATTGCTAATGTGATAGCTAACCAATCAGGATTTGATAATTTAAAAAAATCTACAACGTGAATCGTAGAAACAATACTCGTGAGTAAATATAAACCAACAAATGTACATATTATAAATATATTTGTAATTTTATTCTTTGATGTTTTCATCATTGTTTTTATAAAATATTTTGTTAATTAATAGATCTGGATTATTTAATCTTTCTTCTCTAGCCTTACATCCACAATCACTGGCGCCAGTTGCCTTTGCAATTCTTTGAGCTAATTGATCAAGTCTAAGAGCTCTAGCTGCCTTTGCTATATCACTACCAACACCATATATCTGTTTATTTTTTTCAATAGCCATTACTTAATAGATTCTAATTCCTTTATTTCTTTTTCGATTTGATTCTGTCGCTGAACATCTAGCATTTTTCTGTCAGTTGCCTGTATCATTCTTTTTTCAATCTTAAGTCCTTCTGTTTTAAGATCAAGTTTTGTTGGTAATTTAACAATAAGTTCTGTATTTGATTTACTTTGTTTTTTAAGAGTATCAATTGAGAATCCTATTCCACATGATTTAAATAGTATTAATATCAGTAAAATCGTAACTACCTTTATGCCGTGTTTTGTAAAAAAATCATTTAATGTATTCATAGTAAAAATTATTTTAATTAGATATTATTTATCTATTGTTTATTTCGTTAATTTTTTCAGGTGTTAACATCTTTAGAAACTCAACAAACAATTTAATAGCAGTTTCAACGTCTTTCTTATGAGCTGATTCCACTGTAGTATGCATATATCGTAATGGAGTTGCAATTATAGCGGTAGGTGTATTTTCCATAAAAAAGGACATAGTATCATTTCCCATCGATCCTACTGTTAATTGTAGAGGCATTTTATGTATATCTGTAATTTTCCTTAACATTTTGTTTATTTTTCTATGATTTTGTGCAGTATATTGTAAACAAGGACCTCTTCCTGCCTTAGTATCACCATTAATTGCAGTAGACATTTCAGGTGTATCAGTTGCATGACATACATCATGAACTATTGCAATATCGGCATTTAATTTCTTTGCAATTAATGCAGCTCCATGTAATCCTACTTCTTCTTGTACTGAGTTAACAACATATAAATCATATGGAAGATTTATACCTTCTTTTATTATCAACCTGAGTGCCTCTGCTATAATATATCCTCCTATCTTATTGTCAAGCGATCTTCCAACATAAAAATCACCTATTTCTTCTAATTGAGTATCAAATGTTATTAGATTTCCAACCTCTACACCAGCAGCTAGTACCTTCTTTTTATTTTTAAGTCCCATATCAACCCATAATTCATGTTGAGAAAATCCAAGTGATGTTGTATGTTCCCTCGTATGAATAGCAGGCCATCCAAAAACTCCCCTAAGTTTTTTACCATCATGTGTATGTATCATTACAGTTTTAGAAGGTGCAATCATATTATCAGAACCACCATGTCGTTGAACTCTAATCATTCCACTAGATTCAATTGATGTGATTATCCATGCAATCTCATCACAATGTGCCTCAATAACAACCTTTTGAATATTAGATAAAATCCTATCACCTGATGCTGTTTTTTTCTTTAGAATTCCATATGTTGTTCCATATGCATCGGTGTTAATTTCATCAACCATTGGACGCACATAATCTGTCCATATATTCTGTCCTTCCGTTTCCTGACCTACTGGTGAAAACGCGTTAAGGTATTCGTGTAGAAATTTTTCGTTATTTTTCATCTGTATATTGATTTAATCTTTTGATAAATTCTCTATAGTAATATTTAATGTCGGTTTGTGTTAGCGTAAATATCTGTGGTTTATCTTCAGTTTCTGATGCAATCCAAACCTCACATCCAGTAGGAACTATTCCTGTACGTTCCCAAAATGCAATAGCATATCCAGCTACTTGTATAAAATAATCCTGAATCCATTCATCTTTTTTAGGTCTTCTGGAATTCTTATAATCTATGATTAATATTTTACCATCATATAACTGCGATACATTGTCCAATGTACCTGCATATCCTTTGCTTGACCATATAAATTTTTCTGAAGCTAGTACTGTTTGAATTCTATCGAAAAATAAATCATGATGCATCCAGAATTTTAAAAACATTTCCCAACCTGCTGTTAACCACGTGCCTTCATGTTCATTCTCGTTAAATTGGTTGATTTCTTTATCACTGCCTGATATGTATATTAGCCTTGATAGTCTTTCACAAGGGGTGCCTTGTATTAACTTGTACAACTCAATTAATCGGTGCATTATAGTTCCTCTATTTCCTGATAGATTCGTAATCCTATCAGCTTCTTCATGTCCTATTTTGTTTCTCCACTCATCAATTCCAGTATCGTCTCTTGTATTTCCAAGAACAGTTGTCATAGATGGAAATGTCCCAATTATAATATCATTAACAGTTACTTGATAGTGACGTTTTCCGTCAACGTCTACCCTTACAATAGATTCTGTATTATTCATCTTTTTAGATTATGTTAAAGATATAATTTAAAAATATTAATCCACCTGAGAACATTCCTAGTACTAGTAAATTTCGAAAAAATGCTTCAATATTAAAATAATCATTTTCAGGATAAAGAACTACTAAAAACTGTTCGGTTCCTTTTATTTTACTTATTTCAGGAAATGACAAGTCAGATAATCCATATTTTATAAGAAGGTCATTTACAGGTGCCAATTGCTGAAAAACTATAGATTGCTGAACCAATTCAGGTTGATTCATGAACTCTTCTTTAATTGACATTACTCCATATATTCTTCCAATCCAATCAACACGAAGATTTGCAGCATTTAACTCCTTTTCAATACCCTTTACTGCGTTAAAGTACTTTCTAGATATATAAGCCTCTTTAATAAAGTAAGGCCAAAATAATAACGTATCTTTCATTTTTTATTGTATTTATATATTATATGGATAATTTATAGTATGTTTCATCATTTATATAGGATTTTTATGATACTGGCTTCAACTTTACCTTGTTCATCGAATGCTTCTTTCTCCCATACCCTACTATAATAATCTGGAAAGTATTCAAAATCATAAAAAATCTTTTTATATCTAACTCCGTTTAATTCTACTATTAATTCTTTTGAAAGATATTGTCTAAGATGAATTAATTCATGTGCTAGGATTTCAATAGATTCTCTTCTGTTAGTTTTTTTTATGTGAATAACGTACTGTCCATTTTTTGTCTGATAGATTAATCCCTTTAATTCAAATCCATCAATTTGGTCAGATGTTAATGGAAAAACAGCAACCTTTACACTATCTATTTTCATAGAATTTAGACCTGCTAATACAATGGTATCTAAAAAGCTGTTTTTAGTCCTGTTGATTACTACATTTTTCTCGGTAAATGCAACCTTTTTAAAAGTTATTTCGGGTTGTTTGTTTATTAAAAAATATATTAATATAATTAAAATTAATCCAAAAATGATTTGAATCCAGATGTGCATTCTTTTTTTCATGATATCTTTAACCTTTTATTTTAGATTATATATTTAATAAAAAAGAGGGTCACCTATGGCACCCTCTATGATAGTTTTGTAATAAATTACTGGTTTCGAATTATTTAATGTCTTGTTCTGAAAGACTTCAATGACTGTTTCATCATCACCGCACGATACTATTTATACCATAACGCGAATAGGTTTTAAGCAATATATTTTACAGGATATCTTTTGTTTGATATAAGTTCAAGTTGGGTTAAGTTGCTGAACGTATCCTTTAAAAATAATATTTTTATGCCTTTTTGGATTCAGATACATTAACCCTAACATCCTGTGCAAGTGTCTTAATAGTCTGCATTGCCTTTCTGACACGTGTTCCTGCAGCTCCGTTCCCTTTTGCTTCAAACTTAGCTGCATCTTCTCTGATTGAATCAACTGCTTCTGTAATCTGATTTAATAATTCTTCCATATCTAATTTGTTTTAATTTAATATTTATATAGATATTACTGAAAATGTTTCAGATAATAATTATTTATTTTTTAAGATTTACAAAACTTCCATTCAATTCAATGGCAATAATATGTGCACATCCACCTTGAGTTAGTTTAGTAATGTATGCCTCTGGATAGTGTATGTTATCATACACTCTAATTTCGTTTAAATAATGTACCTTTACAACATTGTTTGTTTTTTTAAATGACAAGTTGTTAGCTCTAGTTACTGACTTAACTTCATTTTTTTGATTTTGCATTTTTATATATTTAATGATTTAATAACAATCTCTAACATATTAGATTCTCTTTTAAATATTCTTTCCTCTGAAATTGCTCTGTCTTTTTCCATTGCTACGTGTATTTTTTTAATAATAATAGCATGTACTTTTAAGTGTAGATTTTTTGCAATAGAAAAAACAGAATTAGTAACCTGTATTCCGTTAACATTAACCATTACATCATATCTTAATGGAAGATTTGAAATGTAATACTTATCGGTCAATGGAGTCATTTCTATTTTAGTGTCTTTGTGTTTTAAAAGACTGTCTATTATCTCAACGAATTGAGATTCCTGTGAAGTAGGTTCATACATAAAGAACCTATTTTTTATTTTTTTAAACATTTTTTTTTATATTTAAGCTTGTTCTAATTCTATCTAGTAATCTTTGTATGTCATCTTCATTATTGATTGACCACCCTTTAGTCTTTAATACAAAAAATGCACCGTTGTCATGATCTATTCCAAGGCTTGATTCACAATTGATGGTTAATTTTTCATAACCATCACCATCTGAAACACAATTCGAAGATTGAGTAAATTCATATGTCGCTCTATCTAATTCGGGTTCTTTTTCCATTTTATTTAGTTTTATATGTAAATATAAGCAATAAACTCTACATTAAAAAATATAGAGTGTTAATGTTTTGTTAAAAGTTTCTTTTTGTTTCATACAATCCTTTGAATGTTGGAAACCTTAATGAATAACTTCCCTTTTCGTTAAGAGTTTCTTCGAAATATTGCACTGTTATCTGCTTTCCTAAAATTTCATTAGGATTTTGAAAAAAGAATCTCTTTTGTTCATGATTAAATCCACTACCTACTTGAACTCTATTTCCTCTATGTTCTATGACTACGTTCTTCATCATCATCTCTTCGATTTCAACTCCATTAACAATAACTCTGTTAATTGCGTTTTCAATATCTATTACAATGTATTCTGCATCACTGAATTGTTTAACCTTAAGGACATCATTACTTCTCTTTCCAATATAGTCTGCATCACGTCTAAGCATTAAACCTTCCCATCCATTTGCCTTTGCTTTTTTCATATAAAGTGTTAGCATATTTTCATTTAATACAATTTTTTGATCCAATACACCTATATTTTTAAATGTTTTTTGAAAGAATAAATTTTCCAATTGCACATTTCTAATTCCAAAAAGAGTGTTTCCCTTTTTGTTAATAAAATCATCAGTTGGTATGATATCAAACATATAAAAGAAAGGATTTCTAATCGAATGATCTTTCTTTTTAATTTCTTTAATAATTCCTTGAAAATTTTCATTTCCATTTTCATCCATCATGCAAATTTCACCATCAATAACTACATTCTTTAATCCTAACGAAATTATCTGAGAATCTAAGTTCCTAAGAGTTGTGAATTCATTACCTGCCCTAGAAAAGTATTTAGGTTCTCCATTATCATCGATAATACAAATACATCTGCAGTTATGTACTAATACATTGTTAGCAAAAAAGTTTTCATTATCTTCAATTTGAAGATCGTATTTATCAAAAGATTTATCTAATCTCTTTATTGATTTAATTCTAATATTTTCCAAAGTTCTTCTTTATTTAAATTATTATTAATATCTGATTCCCATAGAGTTATAACTGTCCATCCGAATGACTCTATTTGTTCTTTTCTTTTTTTATCATTTTTCCATATATCTTTTACCAATACATCTCCTCCCCATTTTGCAATTATATCATTCTCTTTATATTTGAATGGATTGGCATGCCAGTAGTCACCATTTACTTCAATTACTATTTTTAATCCTTCTATTGTTATATCAGGTCTTGGTGAATATCCATCTTTTTCAAACAAGTTGAGTGTATTCTCTGATACATAGTCTATATCTAATTGTTCTAATAATGATTCAACCTTAATATGTATTTTAGATCGTTGCCCATTATTGTGTTTTCTACCAGGAACATGTACCGGATATTCTACACCATATCTTTCTACCATAGTTTCCTTAATTGTATCTTTTACAGAATCTACTGCAAAAACATTAGATTTACCATACCTATTAAGAACTGTTTCGTTCCTTTCTTTGAATTTATAACTATTTTTGCCTAACACGTTAGTATCTCCATACTTTGAAATGCAAGTTTGTTCACATTTTTTACGCACATTCTCTAAATTTGAAGTTTCTTTTATATTCCTTGTCTGGATATTAAAAGATTTTAGAAGGTGTATTATTGTTCCTGCGTTATCATTATATTTTAAATTTAACGTCCTAGAAATTTCTAAAGCACTTAATTTCTTAATAACATATAAGTCGTATAAGATTTTTTTTGTTAGAATAGTATTTCTTTCTAGCATTACTAATGCTTTATATGGTAGACACCTTGAATTATGTCCTTTTATTTGTGTACTTTTTTCAAATTCCTTATTACACCCTGCACAATTAAACATAGATTACTTTTTATTATATATATCTTTTATTTTTAGTAAAAAGCTAGATGGTTAATAATTTTTCATCTCCATTTAATTCATCTGTTCTTCTCCAACATTTTAGTTCTGGTAACCATACTCTGTGATTTCCTGTTAATGTTAATGTCTTTCCATTTTCAAGCGTTAATTCAAACCATTCTGAATTATCTTCACTGATATCGTTTAAGTTAACCATCCAATCTTTAATATGTTTAAACTCTATTTTATCAGTTATAATATTATATGATTTAATCTTACCCTTAATTTTGTTATCTACTACTTCCTTTATCTTAATAAATTGACCATCTTCAAATTCTATCAAAGTGTCTTCCGACAAACAACCATCTAGCTTGCGACTTAGGTACCATACGTCATTGTTTAGATCTATTTTCTTTGCCATTTTTTCATCGTATGAATTTGCCAAAGCAACATCAAATGTAGGTATTAACCCTGGCATCACCTTGTTAATCATGGATGTAGTTGAACGCGTCTTTAGGTTTCTATCAATAATACTAAATATTAAATCCTCGTAGCTCTTATTTGCCTGTACGAATCCATTAACACTAGAGATCGCAGTATGACCTGTTATCCATCTATTGTTTAAATCGTCTAGTAAAACGAAAAGATTAGTATATCCGTATTTAACTAATTGTGAATTTTTTTTACAATTTTCTGAAGTAACACCATACTGTTTAAATGTATCATATGTATATTGCAAGGCTTTTTTTACTGTGATATTTTCAGTATATAATTTAAGCACATTTAATTTATCAGTGTTTGAGTTTGTTTTATTAGACTCATTAATAAAATTTTGAATTGATTGTAGATCAGTGAAGTTGTTCATAATGTTTTGATTAATTATTATATGTAAATATAAACAAAAAAACCCTGATTAAAAAATCAGGGTTGTTAAATCTTTGTTAAAGTTTTACTTTAAATATTAGGATTGCCTAATACATATTTAGAGTGATCTAAGAATATGTTATAATCTACTGTTATTTCATCGTCAATTAATATACCATTTGAATATAACATAAATTCTCCATTAACCAGGATTGCGGTTGAATTAGGTGTACGACTATCATTACAGTATCTACCTAAATCAGCAGTCTCGTACCATGGAACTTCCATTCCATCCTGAAACATACATCTACCATCAGGCGTCCATATTGTAGTTGTCCATATACCTATTATTTCGTCTAAAGGAATATCTGCAGTTGCGAATATTCCCATGCCTTCGATATCTGATTGTCTTATTGTATATTTCATAGTTTTTAAATTTATGGTTCTTATTCGATTTTAACATTATGTGTTAAAACGTTATTCGCGTAATACGTATGTGGATTATCAAGTGTCATCTTATATACTGTTCTTTTTTCAATATTATAATCAATTGAAGATACTTCTATTATGTTTCCTTCTATATCATATAACATATCGTTTAATTGTATGTCAATTAATGGTATAAATTTCCAGATACCATTTCTTTGTATTAATTGAGAGTGACTAGGTGTTGCCTCGAGCAGTCCATTATTTATTATAATAGTATTGTAGACTTCAACAGGTACTATTGATGCAATACTAGAATTTTGACTTGTTGTTTTTATATAATTGCTATTCCATTTATATAATTCATTAACATCATTAGTATCGGCGAGTGTTTCAATTCTTGCGGATAATAATATTTGATTTAAGTATAGTAATTCTATGGGTGATGTACTTCCACCTGGTAGAGTTATCATTGTTCCTTTTACAAAACAAGAGACTGAAGTACTCATATATACTATATTTGAATCTAGTCCATCTACTCCAGCTGAATTAACTGCCCTAACCATTACCGCATATTCTGTATTAGCGTTAAGCGGCGATACGGTATTAGGTGGATTAGTATAATTAGATTTTAATACACCATCGAAAAATACTCTGTAAGAGGATGCTCCCGATACTGAGCTATGCGTGAATGTAATTGAAGTATTCGTTGAACTGGTTTTTTGTAGGTTTTGTGGAGCAGGCAGTTGTGCAGGTTGTGCAGAATGATTATATCCTCTCCATTCACTATATGATGCTGGATTACTACTAGAAGGTCTAGTAGCGCTATTTTGATTTATAGCGCCATATGACCCGTTTTCCGCAGCATCTATTGAAAGATTACTAGAACTAGCTCTGCCTAATTCTGTATTAATTGTACTTGCGGAAACAGGTCCACTTGTTGAAATTGCCATAATCTAATAAAATCTTTATTTTATATATCAATGTTACTTTATTTAAAGATTGGATATATTACTTATAATAAAATATTAAGTATTGGTTTTTCTTTTTAATAAAATCCACAATACTAAATATAGTAAAGGCCCACCTGGTGTAAATATAAATAAAAGTCTCCAGCCATTTACCGAAGTATCAGTCCATTCGCCAATACCGGTGCATACTCCTCCAAAATATGATTTTCCTCTAATTCTTTTTAATTTCTTCATGTTGTTTTGATTAATTATTATATGTAAATCTAATCAAAAAACTCCATATTTTAAAATATGGAGTGTTAATTTTTTGTTAAACTAATTAATTAATCCCACCAGCCATTAATATTTTTGTTTATTATATTAAATAACATAGTCTGTGCTCTTTCTTGATTAATATATGACATGTTCATTGCAATTATTTGTTGGTCTTCTTCTCTATCCTTTCTGTCAAATACACCTTCACCATTTAAAACTCTCTTATAAATGAGAGGATATTTATTGAAATAGTCGCTGAAGTTTTCTTCTAAAGTTCTAGATTTCCACGTCGATGAATCACTACCTTCGATCGGTTCAAACCAGTGCTTTGTTTTATGGTAATTAGAGTACTCAGAGGCATAAAAATCATCTTGAATCAATTGAATCAATTTACTGCAAACCATCATTCTTCTTGAATCCCGGTGAGCCATAGTGTGAATGTCTCTCTTTCCTATATAATTAGACTGTGCATTTAATTTGTGTTTTAAAACCTCAAAAATATAATGAGAATCATAGTTTCTGTCATTCCATATTACAGGAAACCAGTAAATAAGATTTTTAACTCCATATTTTAAATGGAGATGCATATATTTACCATCATGGTTCCACCATAAAAATATCGAGTCGACTTTGTGTGTAATCCAATTTCTTGCAGCTCGTTCATCTTTCCATTCATCGAATATGTCTTTATCTGGTTCCATTGTCTTTATTTGATTTATATTATGATTATACTATATCGGAAAACAATTCATTATACATTTCATGTAATGCTATTTTTTTACTTTCAGCGTCTGTGTACTGTTGAACTAATTTATCAATTTCCTCAGTATGTTGAGGATGTTCACCAATCGCAACTGGTGTTTTTAAATAAATTTCTAATCGAGCTAATGCATCATGCATATCTGCCGTGTATTTAGAATTTAATGCGGTAATTAATCTATTTTTCATATTTTTATTTATTAATGTTATGTGTAATTATATTATATTAACAGGTAGATTGATATTGGAATATTACCATAATTCCACATCTGTCAAATCAATAGAAGTTCCTGTTAAATGACTTTTAACTATAAGAGATTCTCCAATTCCGTTTGGTGTAAATGTAAAATCATATAACCCATACTTGCCGAACAAATCTTTTATTTTTTCTTGCCACTCCTTAAGCGCCCTTTCCTGTTCAGGTATAAGATTGAATTGAATTGCCATATTAATATTGTGTTCTAAGTAATTTTACAACATCCATCGCATCTTCAACTGCATTATGCGTAACAATACCTTCAATTCCTGCCCTTTGTTTACATTCATAAAGATTTGGAACATGTTCATCATTTTGCCAGTCAACAAAAAGAATTGCAGGATCTAATACTCTACTTCTAATAGAAAATATCTGTTTCCATCTTGGAAGTAATTCTAAAAACTTTTTATCAAATCCTGCAAAGTTTTTACCAGCACATGTTAGATATGTTTTAGGTAATGTTGATGTTATTGCAGGATATATTATGCCATCTATACTCACAACACGGCCTCCCATAGGACCGTTGGGTCTCTTGTAATCTGGATCTATTCCATTTCTAAAGCAAAACTGAAATAATTTTTCTACAATTTCATTTTCACTATAAAATTTACAGCCATATGAGGTCTCACATTCGATTTTAAGCTCTTGTGTTTTAGCCTCACTGTAATTATAAATGGCCTCTATTAAATCTTTATTTAAGTTAATAGCAAATACACTTCCTATTATGTTTTCACGTAGGATGACTCCTTGGAAACTAGGGAGCTCATCTATCGGTAACATTTTGTTTGTGTCTTCAATTACTGCACCTATGCTTAATATTTGACAATTTAAAGGGTCTAAACCTGTTGTTTCAATGTCGATACTTATATACTTCATACTATTTAGTTTTTAATTATATTCTAAATCTTTAAAAAGTTTACAAATTCGGTAGCATTTTTAGCCTCCATAAAAAACTTAATAGAAGCTTTTAATGTTGCCTTTCTACCTGAAGGAGTAGTTATATGTAAAAATGAACTTTCATTTAAGTTATCACTAATACCCCATGTTAAATAATAGTTGGGAGTAGCAATCCCTTTACGGGTAGTAGATGCTTCGCGATATGATACAATGTTCATTGATTTCCAGCTATCGGATATGTATTTTCTTCGCATTGAACTTACTAGTGATAATACACATTGCGAACCATCACTTTTTTCTTTTTCAAAGCTCATTAAAACTTTTATTTTTCCTAAAGTTTCATGTTGTATTTGTTTTTCCATTTAGATTATATTTAAATGTTATTAATTATTTAGTACCTTTGAATCTACTTTAATAAATTCATATTTTCCTTTAATATAAGTATTCAATGATATTCCCTGTGATTCAGCTGTTGAAAAAAAGAAGTAATCAGAATACTCAACATTTGCATATTCATATGTCGCATGTTTAAATATGATACTTAATTTTTTGTTGTCGAAATTATATTCAGATGATTCTATTGTTGAAGAATCATATTGATTAGATTGTGTCTTGATCATTTTTTTGTTTTTTATGTTTTTCAGTAAGTACTTTTATTAAATCTCGATATGCATCAACTGCATCATTTGCGTTTACTTCCTTTGCTCTTATTAGTTCATTAGTTTTTGCATTCTTAATCATGATAGTATCGATATCTAACACTATTAAAAATTCTCCAATAATTGTTTTCATATTTGATTGTTTTAATTTGTTAAAGTAAATATAACTTTTTTATTTAACTTAAAAATTTTAATATTTTTTGCTTGATGCCAGTTTGTTTAATACCTTCACTCATCTTTGGTGTCCATACAAAATTATCTAAACCCCAAACCCTCGATTGATCTCCATAATATTTATTAGTAACTTCACGTTGCATTAACAAATCATCCACTGCAACCCAATGTGTTATTAATGGATTGTCCGCAACATGTTGCATAATTTCTAAACATCTCTGTTGCTCGTATTGATCATTATGACTCCATTCAAACCCATCAGGTTTATTACATCCTATAAAATTAGGAGTAATTGCAATTGGTCTTTTAGAGATTCCCTGTGATATGTAATAATCACCTAGTTCATTTAATGATGCATGTTTCTTCCAATCAGAAGAAACAACAATTTCTGCTCCTGTCTCTTCTAAAATTTCATTTAAAACATTAACAGCCTTTTTATCAAAGTTATCAAAACGATGAAATACATCACAATCTTTATATGACAAAGATTCCGGATGTTTCTTAATCCATTCATTCCATTTTCGAGTTCTTCCGCCCCAATTATTATCAAGGCAAATTACGCCATCATTGTCTAAGAATATTATTTTCATTTTTATGTAATTTTATATGCCCAATGTAAAAGCCCTTGGCGTGTTTTTAATCCAATACTTTCATCTGTTATTAATTTATTCTTTCGAATACACATTGACTTTAACATTCCAGAATGACGTGGAATAAAAGATTTCCATCTACCTATTTGTCGGTTGTCATCAACTGACCTTCTACCGTAATAAAAATTAATATACCAATTAAACCATCCGTATGGATCTTGGTCCTTTATCCAATTAGCATCTATCCATCCTCGATAATCCATCCCACATTTAACCTTATATTTATTAGTATCGACGTCGTATGTGTTTCTAATTAATTTATTTGAATTAATAGATTTGGCTTCCAGTAAAAATTTAGAGTGGACATGTTCCGTCCAATATCGATCTACTTCTACGTTTCCAAAATAATTGCCTCCAAATATTCCTTCATTAATCATTTCAATTGGAGAATAGTTTGGAGTAAAATCATTTCTATCTTTAAATTGATATATTGATAACTCTTTATTATATTCTGGAATGTTTTTCATAATTAAGCTAGTTTCTTATATGTTTTTATTAAATTATCAATTCTAACACTTAATTGATTTTGCGATTTTGAATCCTTTACAGATACTTTAAGTCCATTAACAGAAGACATGATTGCAGTTAATTCAGTCAATATATTACCAACGGTACCTTTGTCAAGAATAGTTTTAGAGCTCTTTGCTAGGTGCATAGATATGATATCTTCCATATCTTTATATGATTTAAGTCTGCGTGCTACACATTCATCATAAGTGCCAACTATTGAACTAGTTTGGCGTTTTTGATATGCATCAGTGCCTGCTATATATTCTCCATTTAGTCTAACATAACTAATTCCAGAATGAGATGGCATTACAATTTCTAAACGTGAAATGCCATATTTCAAGAGAGTCTCATTAAATATCTTATCTATATTAGTGGTATACGTGCATTTAGTTTCAAATATGTTTTTAGCATCTATTGAATATAATGGAATAATTTCAGGAAATGTACTAACAGGATATGTAAAAAATTCAAGTTCATAAACATCAACTGTAGTTACGTTCTCGTAGTTGGTCTTAAGATTTCTAAAAAATCTAGTTACATATATTTCATCTTCAACATTTTTATAAATCCACTGATCATCATCTTCATCATATTCTCTTTCCAGTTTTGCAATAGAATCTGTTATTGTATTATATTCACTAATGGTAAAAGATTTCTGATTGCATGCATTAATATAACCTGTTATAATTCTTGAAATTTTATCACAGGTGACGATTTCTGGTTTCTCATTAGTTACAACTAATCCATTTGCTCTATATCCTAACAACAGATCACCTACTAACTTTCCATTTACTCTAAAATTTAAAGCGTTATGTGATGGTGTCTTAAATGCATACATCTTATTTTGAGGATCATAGCCGATTTTAATTGATAGTTCCATTTGTATATTGTTTTAATTTGTATATGTAAATATAATCAAAAAACTCCGTATTAAAAAATACAGAGTGTTAAATCTTTGTTAAATATCTTCTTCTTGTTTTTCCTCTTGTTCCTGAAGATATTGATACCATGCCGGATTTGGTAATTCTGAATAATGGTCCCACATTTCACGTTCAACTATGTCTTCGATATCTTCTTTATCCTTTTCTTCTGATTTAGTCATTTTATGTATGTTTACATTCTTGAATATTAACCTTTGAACTTCCATATGTTTGATGAGTTCCACCACTCCAATCTCCGCTTAATTCAACATAAACACCACTTACCTTAAATGTTTCACTATGATTATACCCAGTTTCACATGTTGCATCATCCCCTATATTAAAAAGTATTGGAAATAAATGACACGCATGTACTGAACGTTTTCTATTTTCTTTAGTAAAATCTCTAGCTATTTCACCATATAAACCTCGACGTTGACTTACTTCAACTAAAGTTACCTTTAACTCATTTATTCTTTCAACAAAACCGGTTACTATTGTAACACGACCTGATGTTTGTTGTGAATAACCATACTTATTTCCAATTACTATTTTATTTCCTAGTGCGTCTCTCATTACTATTTTCGGAATATTTAATTAAACAATACGTGTAAAACATTGCCCTCTTGGTCTTTTAAATTTATACTAACTTTATAATTTCTTTAGTTGTTATTTTTAGTTATTATTTTCTGACAATTTAATTGAATGAGATGTTGGATAAAACCCATCGTATAGAAATTCTTCTATCACTTTAAATTTATCTGAAGTAGCTGACATAATACTCTTTCCTCTGAATCCATCTGCTTCGACATATAGAATAGCAACTAAAGATGAGTCTGATATACCATTAGGTACTAATTTAATGTCCTTTAGAATACCATACCTACCATCATTGTGCATTACAAAATCCCCTATTTTAATACATATTAGACTGCTTTTCATAATTATTTTTTTTCATTAGTAGGTTTCATCCACATTCCGCCCTTAAAGATTAATTCTAAAAATCCTGGAATAATTTCATCAATATCATTTAGTAATCTAAATGATCTAGGAGTATCTGCATTAAACATCTTAGTTAATTCTTCTCTAATTCTTTCGTGACTTACGGTTTGCTCTAGTTTTTTTAAGATATTAGGCTGTTTCATTGCATCCCAAATGTCAGTGTGCATTGTTAGTTTTTTAGTAATAGTAAATCTTAAAGCTCTTAATATTCTTAAAGGATCATCCATTAGTGTAATCCTTGCATCCATAGGGGTCCTTAGGATGCCTCTATTTAAATCAGATACTCCATTGAATAAATCAATTAGGTTGCCATCAATATCTTCTGCAAGAGCATTAATTGTAAAATCCCTGCGTAGTAAATCATCTTCTAGATTTCCAATTTCCAAAATAGGTTTGCGAGTTCCTTCGATGTATCCAACTTCCTTTCTTGCCATTACAAAATCAGCAACTAAACCTTCATTGATATCTCCCTTTAGGAATTTAGCTCTAATTGTAAAACAGTCAGGAGTTTCTAAAAATATTTCGAAATTTCTTTCAATCATCCAGTTTTTCATTTCTAGCCAACCTTTTTCTACTGTCGCTGCATTTTCACAAACAAATGTAAAATCTATATCTTTGGAATCTACACCAAGAAATTTATCCCTGATACAACCTCCAACTTTGTAAATATTTGCCATAATAATGTTGTTTTAATTATAAGTAAATATAATCAATATATTGACATATTAAAAATATAAGGTGTTAAATCTTTGTTAAAATTATTAAAGATCTACAATATTGATATTATTCTAGAATCATAAGGACCAAAATACTCGACTATAACAAATTGTGCTGTTTTATAACCATCAGTTAAAAGCAATGGATTCATATATTTTATTTATTAAGTGTTAATATTCGTTTACAATTACATGAAATTCTTTTTCTGAACACTCTATTAACTCATCTATATAATCTTGTGCCTCTTCATTAGATTCAAAATTATTTACTATAGTATGTTCATTCATAAATCTAATTTCAACACGTGGAATAAAATAAATCATTTTATTGGATTCATCTACTCTGTACCATTTATAATCATTGAAATATGATGATTGTTTTCTATCGTTATCATGAGAATGATATTCTAATGAATATGTTGACCAACCTGCAATAATAGGCGAAGTCATGCCGTATTTAATTCCTAAAAATCTCACTGGTATTGAAGGGATTGCCTCATACCATTTATAATCAGATTCTTTTTTCATTGTTAACGTAATGGAACTTACCTTGTCTAATTCAAAATAATGTTTTTGCATGTTATGTTTTTTAATTATTTATATGTATGATCAGTTAGAAAGAAATAAGTATTCAAGATAATCAAACATTTTTTTAAGTGGATGTTTTCCAGCTATGCCTAATGAAGATATAAACATTTCATTTTCTTTTTTATACATTTCAAACATCCTACCTTGATTCATTTTAGAATATTGAACATTTGCAATACGGTCACATAGTTTAACAAATACTGCATTGGATGTTTGTCTTACTCCTTCATAATATTTTTCGTTTGCTCTTTCTTTTCTATTCTTTCCCTTTTCATTAGAAACGGCATATATAATGTTAGCAGCTTCTAATCCTAAAACTTCTCTAACATCATTATAAGAAACTCTAGTATCTTCAATTAAATCGTGTCCATATGCTGCTAAAATAACATTATCCCTAGATGATGTTTCACCGTCATTTAAGTTTGGTATAAGATCAATAAAATCTCTAGCAACATTAGCAACCATTCTTAGGTGAAATTCATAAGGAAGATATATATCATACATGTGGTTTGTGCCACTATGTTGCTCCAAACACCATTTGATTTGTGATTCCATAATTGATTTGTTTTAATTCGTATATGTAAATATAATCAACATGTTGACCTATTAAAAATTTAAAGTGTTAAATCTGTGTTAAAGTTAATGAATACGTTTATTTAAAATTCTTATTGCTTTATTAGCACATTCATTAGTTAGTCCATATCCAATATCGATACAATCAGGGTGATTAATGTTATTAGAGCAACATACGAAATTTCCTAATTGGCTTTTTAACATATCTCGGTCATCATCCAAAATTATATAATTTTCTATTTCTGTGTGTAAATTAAGAACTACTTGAATTTCATCACCTCTTTGTAAACTGACATGATATTCTTCGTCTTTAACTCTTCTCCATAAATCGGGAGTAATTCCTATAATTTCACCAGGATAACATCGATGTTCCCACATCATGCGTAACCTTGCCAATCCCATATGTCTCCATGAAGAACTGATAACTAATTTAGCATCGGTTTCATTTACAATTCTTGCTAAGTTGTTTACAAACTCCGGATGAAAAATACCTCCAAATTTATCATGCCCTTGTGGAATTACATTAAGTACACCGTCAAAATCCAGAAATATTACTTTTTTGTTTAATATTTCTTTAACTTTCATAATTAACTTCTATATATTAGTTCCTTGTTTTTGTAAATACTCAACACTGAACCCTGTCCATGTGAAATTGCAAACTGCCATCCAAAATAATCATAGACTGTTGATGGAAAGTTTTCAGTTAACATATCAATTGCATCTATTTCTTGACCTTCGATACTCGCAAGCTCCCATATTAAATTAGTGACGCACATTGGTCTCTCAGTATATGGCATATACTGACGTGCATCATATTTATTCTGTCTTTCGATTACAAATTGCATTAGGGTAGTGAACGAAGTCTCATCTGTAAAATGATTCTTTATCCTTAATGCTCTTGTTCTTTCAATTTTATTTCTTATTTCAATCTTATTAAAATAATTTTTTACAGATAATAGTTCCTCTGGACTTTCTAGATGATCCTTTAATCTTTGCACTAATGATTTATTTTCTAACATTTTTTTTATTTTTTAATTGTTTTTATTGATTGTTTTTTACTAATGTCCTTTAAGTTTGCAAATTCATTGTCATCTTGAATTCCCATAACATCTTTTTCTATACGAGCTGCAATAATATCTAAGTCATCTATGCTAATTTCTAGGAAATAATTTCCTTGTGCGTAGTCTAGAAAAATACTTTTTATTTTTTCAGCATTTGATCGGTTATCTGACATAATATAGTTGTTTTAATTTGTATATGTAAATATAATCAATATATAGACCTATTAAAAATTTAAAGTGTTAAATCTTTGTTAATGTTTATTAAAACAATACATGAATTTTAAGATAAAAAAACCCCAAGGTACCTTAGGGTTTTCAATAAACAATATGAGAAGTCTAATTAATCCTTAGACTTCTCATACATCTTTGCAAAGGGGTTGTATACAACCTGTGTTGTTATTAAACAACTTTTCTCCTGTGGTAATGATGTGTGATTCTTTGTAACTAATATACTATTGCCTTCTATAAAGAAAGTTTCAGCGTTAATATTTAAATTGACAACATTTTTTGCACCTTGAATAAAATGTCCTGATGTTGATGTTGGTGCTACGTTTACACCTGATGTTAATGTGCTCATAATTTTGGTTTTATTTTTAAAATTCTATTAGTATTCGTATTTCATTAGTTTAAAATATTCATCTCCAGTAATTGATACATATTCATTAAATTCTTGAAATTCATTTGCTTGTATTTTGGCAGTTGTAATGTCATCAAATATTGTTGAAAACTTCTCACCTTGTCTAGATATACTTACAATATTGTCCTTTAACTGAAGAGGTACTCTATATAGACTTGCAATTGCATCCTTTGCATTATCATTTGAATACTCAACACCTAAGAAAAACATTCTATCTGTACTTGGGCAATAACATCTAACATATGCTATATTTTCATCGTTTACATTTCCTTTAAATAAAGTATACACTCCGATATTAGCACTATTAGTAGTACCTACTAAAGCCTCATCTGTTGTATCGTTAACATACGTATCTATTTCATTAAGTTCGTTTCTAACAAAGTTAAATACTCCTTCAGATCCATTGACTAATTCATGATATTGTAAAACAGCAGACTTAATTTCCTCATTTTTTTCAGTAGCAAATTCATTAAAAGTGTAAGTATTGTCATTTAATTCATTTAGCAATTCTTCTGAAATGTGAAACCCATTTATTGAATAGTATTTAGTCTCATCGTAAAACTCAATAGAAGGACCATCAACACAATGTGGTAGGTTATTTAAACGCTTAATATATTTTGGAGGTTGAATAGCGAAAACAACATGTTCGAATTCAATAGTCTCGAATACATTAGATTCGTTTAGTTCTCTGTATTTATTAAATATCTCATGGTTAACTACCCCTATTTGTGAAAAATAGTCATAGAATGATACCCATCCAAAGTTATTCCATCCAATATATGAATATCTTAACTTTAAGTTTTCTTTGAATTTTTCTAAGAATGATAAACTTAAGGCATTAGCTCTATACTTCTCTAACATTGATGGATATTCAGATAATTCCATATCAAAACCATCGATCATTGTTATTTTAATAGCAGCTTCGATTAATGAATCACAATAAATTATAGTAGGGTTTGGCAATTTTAAGAAATCATTGTAAAGCCAATTTATTCCTTTTTCAAACTTTTCCTTGTCAATGCCTTTTCCACATTCATCGTATGCTAAGTTAATCCATTTGTCTCTAATAACATCGATCATCGCGGTTTCCTGTGCTGTTAATTCTGTTTTCATTTTTTTTTAGTTTTAATTAATTATTATATGTAAATATAATCAATATATAGGATCTATTAAAAATTTAAAATGTTAAATCTTTGTTAATGTTTATTTGTCTTTATTAATCATTACTGGAAAGTCTCGAACAATACTATATACTGTGAAAAACACAAAAAAAGCATTGAGTAACATTAAAAACATTCCCAAATAAAATAAATATGTGTCTTTCATACTCATTAGATTTAGAGAAAGATTATGAATTTCAAATGATAAGAACACATAAATAATCTTAAAAATAATAATTCCGGCGTTTTGAATTGTTTTCATGTTTTTTATATAATATATTAATGGATTGTTTCATTAGAATGATGGTCCAATTCATGTTTTAATAATGATTGTATTGGTCTGTTTTTAATTAATGATAAAACTTCTTCTAAAGAGTATGGATGGAAGTCTAAACTTCCATCAAGCCCTACATCCATCATTTTACCTGGACCTATCTTAAATTCATGTGGAGTGTGAATGTGACCATGAATATGCATAACACCATTTTGCATGTCTTGCCAACTAGCTAAAGGGTAATGACTCATAACGAATTTGTTTCGATTTGATTTATTGCCTTTAACTAACGGAGGGGTTACTATTGTTACCATTTTTAATTCGCTTACTGATGTAAAAATATCTCTAACACCATCTTTATTATTCATAATATGATGATCGTGATTTCCCAAAAATAAGTGGATATTTTTACATCTTAATTGATTTCTAAATTCAGTAATGGAATATATTCCACCGAAACTCCAATCACCTAGGTGTATTAAGATATCGTTTTCTCCTACTAATGTATTTATATTATCTACTATACGATTGTTCATCACGTGTAACGAATCATAGTCCCTGGTCCCTTTCTTGCCATCCCATTGTGATATGCCTGAACATATGTTAGTATGGTTATAATGTGTATCACTTGTAAAGAACAATTTTTGTCCTGGAATAAGTGTGATTTTCATAATATGATTGTTTTAATTCGTATATGTAAATATAATCAATATATTGACCTATTAAAAATATAAAGTGTTAAATCTTTGTTAAAGTTTTATTATAGAATACATATTCAATATCATTTTGTAGGCATTTTGCCTTACTGAATACCATAATGAATTCTTTACTAAATCAGTTAATTTGATATGTACTAAATTCCTCTCCGAAGTCCATATTCTATCAGATACTGTATTTCGTACTGAAGTCCTGGTTTGATTTCCTATGGAAATGGATATTGAATGACATATGTCGTTACATATATTATCATATACTGAATCGCATACTGAATCACATACTGCGTTTCGTGCTGGATTCCATGCTAAATCATTTATAGGTTTACCTAGTTTCATATTACTCTGTCTATATAATCATTTAAGAAACATTGGGTGTTAAAACTTTGTTAAATCTTTTTAACACTTTCATTTTATCTATTTCAAATCCAATACATTCAAGGCTTTTACTAGAAAAAATAACAGCGCTAAGATTAGAATCCATAATAACTCTGTCGTACTCACCTGTTATTTTTTCCCTGACAACGAAACAAAAAATGTTTTTAGGGCGTCATTATTTAATCCATTGTTCGAATGAGAATATGAAGTACTTACATTGTCATTAAACCATTCATGTGTTTCTGATTCAAAGTAAATTCCATCTGACTCGAGATATTGATTTCTTTTCATTTTTATAATGAATTAGGATAATATAATAATGTTGGATTCTTTTTTTGTATATCTATATTAGGATATTTACCTTTAAATTGTAAGGTATCAAATCTAGATGTTATTAAATGAAAACCACTTTTTGTTGGTATAATTTTTTCGATCTTAGGGCCTATTATATATCCAATAGGCCCGCCTATATCATCATATTCTATTACAGTGTAAGGGCGACAATGGTATTCAATATGTGCCATCATTACAGGAGAAACTTCATCAACATCATCGATATCAATAATCCATCTTTTTTCGTGAGTCTTTAATTGTCCAACTACTGAATCAAATAATGCTTTTTGATTTTGATTGCCATCTTGTATCCTCCGTGCAAGTGTAACCATCATAGCTAGTGAAACGTCTTTATGATTTTGTTTTTGAACATGAATATATGCTCTAGCTTTAAACATTTCACATAATTGAATAATCTCAGCATATCTTGATTCTAGATGTTCGATACTTTCGATGCAATACGTCTTTATTGTGCGTACTGACTGATGTGAACTTCTTTCTTCAATAGGTTGATCTTTCTTTCGCTTTAACACATATAACATATAGAAGTCTCCTTTGTTTTCAAAATCAAGAAGTGTTTTAATTATTTCTAAATTATCTATCATAATATTGTTTTAATTATTGTCTTTGAATAAGGAGCATTATCATCATGTTCTCTTTCTAGTTCTAAATTAAGTTAAACTTAGTTAATTTGTCTCGACTAGTCTCTTTGTTAATTCCTATTAAATATTGGTTAACATTATGCACTATATATTTGCTATAAAACATTGTAATATAACTTAAAGTTACTAAACTCTTATCAGAAACTTTATTTTTAAGATTGATTTTTTTGTTTTTAAAGTCACTAATTGCCTGTAAAATATTATTTTTGTAACCAGATTTTCCATCTACTAAATTAATAATATTATTCGAAAGGTATGAATTCACTACGATTCTTAACTGGTGTGGTTTTTTCCCCTTGAGGTATGATATAATATACTCGTCATAATTAATGATATTAAAAATACCATCATTGTTTTTGTATATTGCAATTTTAAAATTATTTATCATGATGTAGTTGTTTTAATTTATATATGTAAATATAAACAATATTTACGTCTAACAAAAATTAAAAATGTTAACTTTTTGTTAAAATAATCTAGCTGGACAAATTGCCATGTGATCGTAAAAACTCTCGCATCGCATCAACTACTTCTTTATCATTTTCACATAGTATACCCCTTATTAGAATATCTCCATTTTCACATAGTCGTAGTATTTCATTATTTTCATTTGCACATATAAATGTAAAATCATTACGATATAAAGGTGCAGCTGCTATGAAATGCATGCCATTTGTTAATTCATCCATCTTAAATAAATGTTATAGTATTAGTTTCTTTGTCCCAATCAAATGTTATTGGTATATTAGTATATCGGTATTCTTCATTTAATATTGAAGCATTAAAAAAGTGAGTACCATTGTGGAATAGATATCCTGCACTTCCATGAATATGCCCAAACACATGAATTTTTGGCTTAATCAAATCAACTCTTTCTCTTAATAGTGAACAACCTAGTAGAGGTTCATTATGTGGATATCCACTGGTATCTAATATCCCTGATGGAGGACCATGTGTAATTAATATATCAGTGTCGGATGGAATTGCTTCCCATTTTGACATTAGCCCAGGTCCATTCTTAGGGAGATTAAATGCCCAACTATAAAATTCAGGCTGCCATGGAGTTCCGTATATTTTAATGTTATCTCCGGTTAAATCTCCATTAGGTCCATCATTATATATTGTTAATTGATTGTCCTGTAAATAATCAATCGAGGTATACTCTCTATAAATTCGATTAGCATCATCTGGTTTGTTTTCAAATAATCTATCATGATTTCCTGCTATAAATATTTTTGAATCATATTGACTCAGTGAATTATACCAATAACAAAAGTCCTTTGCGTCATTTGAATTAAAGCCTGAATTCATTAAATCACCAGCATGAATTAAGATATCTCCACCTGGTAAATCTGCTGGATTTATTAAACCATGTCTAGTGTGAGTATCTGATATTAACGTTATTCTCTGTTTCATCCTTTTAAGTTTCTTTTTATAAATTTAGACTCATTCTTGTTTAGGATAATAATATATCTAACGTTATTCTTGTCTTTATATACCTGATATCTTACGCATTCTATTTGATGCCATTCGTTAGTGTAGCTATAATCCTTTAATTGACTCTCAATACTTCCACATGATATTAAACTAAATGCAAATATTATTAATAATTTCTTCATAGATTGATTTTATATCTTACTCAAAGGCTTAAATACTTTAGTTATATTGACAGTTCACTGGAATGTTTCAGTAATTTGATAAAATATTATGTATACTGCTCACAACGTCTCTTATAGTTTCCTAAAAGACCTATGATGTTGTCAGCACCTACTGGATTTGCAGAGTGAGAATAGAATATTGGTAGTTTTTGATTATTATCAATACAATAATCTACTAACCATTTTGCACAATCCATACCTGTTTTTTCAGTATAATTCTGTGCATCTTGATAATCCTTGCTTACCTGATAATCATGCCAGTATTCCTCTGGTGTATAATGTTCATCCGCTAAATCATGATCGAAAGATATTAAATAAGGAAGACCAAATTTAGTTATCCATTGTGTAAATTGCTCATAATTCAAAACCCATTCAATAGTACCTGCTTCCTTTGGTACTCTTCCTTCTATATCTAAGTAAGGATTTCTTAAATCATCTAACCATAATATTTTTAAATTGCTCATAATATTGATGTTTTAATTTTGTATATGTAAATATAAACAAAAAAACCCTGATTAAAAAATCAGGGTTGTTAAATCTTTGTTAAAGTTTAGACTGAAAAGAACATGTATTTTTTCCATTCTTCAGGAATATATTCAATAGATTTCATTAACATTAAATAATGAGGTCTTTTTGGTACAGGTATTTCTTTACCGAATTCCTCTAAACTTAAATCAGCCTTTTCTCCGTTGCATCTTTTGCATGCAGTTACTAAATTATCCCACGTATTTCCACCTCTCTTGGATTGAGGAACAACATGATCTATTGTTAGTGTCTTGATATTATCATCTCCACAATATACACACATGTTTCCATCTCTCTTAAATACATTCTCCCTTGTTAATGGAACTTTATTATGTCGAGTGTTTACATATTTTTGAACCCTAATAACCGATGGTTTCTTTATAATAGTATTTGGATTAACTAACTTGAAATTGCAATCATGTTCTTCAACAATTGCAGCGTTTCCTTTAATAACAACGACAAATGCTCGTAGGCTACTGATAATACTTCTTGGCATGTAACTAGAGTCAAGCACTAGTGTTTTGGTGTACTTTTTCATCGATATTGTATGATTATACATATTAGATTAAAGTGTCTTAAAATCATCTAATATATGATTAATTATTATATGTAAATCTAAACAAAAAAATCCGTATTAAAAAATACGGAGTGTTAAATCTTTGTTAAAGTTGCACGACCCCTAGGAATCGAACCTAGCCGTAGTAGTTTTGGAGACCATACCGGCACCTTGCCTGTGAGAAGTATTTAAAGAAACTGTCTAAGCTAATTTCTACCATATAGGTTGTCTAAAGGTTGCTCTGTTTCTTTAATATTAGAACCTCTAACGGGAGTCGAACCCATGTTTGATCTTTAGAAGAGATCCGTTTTTCCAATTAAACTATAGAGGCAAATTCCTGAATTTCGTTTCAGGAGACGTAAGTAAATAACTTCCTAGAAGTTAATACCTAACAGCAACTACGCTGCTAAGGCAAATTTGTCGTTTGCGTTGATATTAATCTCGTCCTATATTCTATATCGTAATCAACACCATTCATGCCCTTTTTTAATACTTTTAATTTAGTGGACATGTCGAGAGTCGAACTCGAGTCTTACAAAACGTTTATAAGCTTCAACAATTAATATTTGAAATCCTAATAGGACTCGAACCTATATCCTCTGTGTTCGTAGCACAGGGCTCTTCCAATTAAGCTATAGGATTATATAGTTCCCCTTGCGAGAATTGCACTCGCACACCATAAAGGCACCAGATTTTAAGTCTGACATGTCTACTGTTCCATCAAAGGGGAATTTAAAAGATAATCCCGTAGATTATCTGCTCAACTTAAGGTATTGAGTTTGTTTGAAATTAATTCATTACCAAGTCATTCTCCATTTTGGAGATGTCGGGTGTTAGGACGGTACCGCCCCGTCTTCTCAAGATTCACAGTCTTGCGCTTCACTAAAAAGCTTCAAACACCATATTAATTTTGTTGCGATTACAAGTTACGCTCCTGTCTGAAAATACTTATGAGATATTCTCGATCCTAGATCAAATCGCAATTTAAGTATCGTATTAAGTTTGTCTATCAAGATTCGAACTTGATCAACCGAAGACAACGTTATGATATAGAACGGCCGTAATGTATCATAGGCTGGTGCACCATTTCTTTAATATTTTACCGATACTTAGTAGAGAGAAGAGGTTTCGATCCCCATCCATTTTATTGGACCAACTGTTTAGCAAACAGTGCTAGAACCATTCTAGTTTACTCTCTATTATTATTCACATTGGGAAGATTTGAACTTCCATTTCATCACACAGGGATGCGTGCTAACCGTTCTACTACATGTGAATATTGTTCACCTGGGAAGAATTGAACTTCCATTTCATCCTTATCAGAGATGTGTGCTAACCATTCTACTACAGGTGAATTTGCGCCCAAAGATGGAATTGAACCAACCTTACTAACTACATATTTAATCACTTTCCATGCTTTATCTAGATCATCGGGAAGTAATATTAAATCATCGTTAGCCCACTTACCACTAAGAACGTTCTTATTGACTATTCGGGCAATTGATCGCTAAAGGTGAGAGCCTTACACCGAATATTTTATTCACGGTCGTCCTGTCATAACACCACGGTCTCTTTTTATTTATTTTAGCGATTTGCTGCTCCACTAGGAATCGAACCTAGATAAAATGATTAACAGTCATCCGTAATAACCTTTATACGATAGAGCAAAATTATCCGTCTTTCCGGATTGTCTTATTTTAGCGGACCCTGAGAATTTCGAAATCTCGACCCGTTGCCTAACAAACAACCGCTCTGCCTCTGAGCTAAAGATCCATATCCGTCTTTCCGGATTGTCGTTTGACGTTCAGCATTACCTTTAACGTTGTGCGGATTACAGGTTACGATCCTGTCTCTCATGGGCTTCAACCATGCGCTTTCACCAGATTAGCTTAATCCGCAATTGCATAATATCATAGTTTCAATTAGAATATGTAGACATTATGATTTAATCAACCTTAACATGTTAAGGTTTAGTGGGACCAGGTGGATTCGAACCACTCCCTTTCGGACGGGGTTTACAATCCCGCTGCCGTATCCAAACGACTTTCTGTTCCCAGTTTTTAAGAAAACTTAAATTTGATTACTAACGGGATTCGAACCCTATTCTCCGGCGTCGAAGCCGGTATGTTGGCCATAACACCTTTAGTAAAAACTATTAGTAGCTATTTCCTGCAAGATTTAACTTCCATAGTATGTGCATAAACGAAGTAAGGATTGCAGTCATTTGTTTGTTTATTTACATTTTTGTACCCTGTGGTGGTTACGCTCCACCGCCAATTGCATGTAAAACAATTACGCTTCTATTACGCCAACAGGGCAAATCTAATTCTATGATCGTATTATGTAACTCTATGAATTAGTAACAGTCTTATCATTGTACCCCCGGTAGGTAATGCTCCTACTTCCCCTAGTTAAAAGCTAGGTGCTTCACTTTAAAGCATCAAGGGCGTATAATCATAAGTACTCTAAGTTCTTCTCTCTCCTTCAAATATAACTTAGAATGTTTTGGGAGATACTTATAATTAAGATTTTATTCGAAGAAGGTGTGGGATTCGAACCCACAACAGTACAACCTGTTACTTGTTTTCAAAACAAGCTCCTCATCCAACCGGATACCTTCCATTTAGTATTATCAATATGTCAATTAACGTTTGTTTTTAATTATAAGTAAATATAATCAAAATCTTTTAATATAAAAAACTTTAAGTGTTAATTTTTTGTTAAAGTTTTAGTGGTCCCGGCAGGATTTGAACCTGCGACCATTTCGTTATGAGCGAACTGCGCTACCACTGCGCCACGAGACCATTTCTTTTTTAGAGTTTTTCTGAGGAGAACTCAATGAAAAGAGAATCATATAAACTACATCGTTGCGACGCTGTAGAGTCGAACTACATTTAATGTAGCTTATGAGACTACCTCCGATACCGACCGGTCCGCCCGCCATTTATGTTAAAATTTCATCTTTCTGCCTTTAATCCAACCTTCTATTAAATATGATTCTAATAATGACATTTTAATACTAATATTTTGTTTTAATTCAATGTTATAAATCCAGCATTTACCGAACTGTGAGTTTAAAGATCCGGATTGTTTAATTGAATTAGATGCTCCAATCTTTTTCTTTGTCTCTTCATTATGTTTTCTACCTAACCATGTTTCTCCGGACCATGCTCCGCTATCGAAAACTGCATTTCTCCAACGTTGTTTAAATTCTTTATCATTAGTGAATTTTTCTTTAAATGCATTTCCACCAGCAATTGATCGATTCCTTTGAATTTCTTCAGATATAAAGCCTCCACCTAATTGAATATTCATGCACATTTTGTCATTCAGCATATCTTCATTAACCAACTCCTTTTCTCTAGTCTTTAAAGAATTTCTATCTATTAAGAACTCAACAATCTTTGTGACATGGTTTTCTTTGCCATGTTTATTTATAGAATGCCATAGACGTGTACCTGAACCAGCATAACCATCTTCTAGGTTGTCAGTTGAATGCATTCCAATATAAAACATATTTGTAATGATACATGTTGTTTTATAAATGTAATGATATTTACGAACCGAAGCTCTTTTAATTCCTTTTGTCTTTTGCATATAGTATATATCCTATAAAATATGCAGAAAAGTTATGGTCGGCGGATTCGAACCACTCCTTTGGGTTATGAGCCCATCATGCTACCATTACACTACCCCGCAATATTTGCTGATTTGAAGGGATTTGAACCCTACTCCTGGTTTCCAATAACGGACCCGTGCACCATTACACTACAATCAATCGAGAACTTCGAAATTCTCAGGTTTAAGTTAATTACTCTTAAACTTACTCTTAAACTAATTTTCAATAATAGAAAATATTTAGCGGTCCATAACGGTAACGATCCGTTTTCTTCTGGGCGACAACCAGGTATACTGCCTTTGTACTAATGGACCAAATATAAACAGTAGTTGGCTAGAGGGTTTTGCGGACCTTAACAACATATATATCCACAATTGCTGTTTATGACCAATTGCTTAACTAGTGTGGAGCTGACGGGCCTCGAACCCGCATACTTTTCGTTGCAAACGAAGTGCTAATCCATTTTAGCTACAACCCCTTATTTAATCTTATTTTTAGTAGCCCGACGGAGTAACGCTCTCCGGTTTTTGAATTGAAAGTACAATGTCCTGCTTTTAGACGACCGGGCCAATTAATTTAAATTATGTAATATGGTTTTTTGAATCCATATCTTAATCTACTATTACGCTTTAATCTCTTAAGCTAATTACTAATTTAAATTAGAGCTCTCTTTCAGGATCGAACTGAATCTATTCCGGGTTACAAAGCCAGTGCACCACCATTTATGCGTAGAGAGCAAATTATTAGTCTTTCCTAATAGTCATTATAGTACTCTTACTCGGAGTCGAACCGAGATGCCATTACAGCGTTGGTTTCTAAGACCAGTGCGTCTACCAGTTCCGCCATAAGAGCAAATATCCTAGCACCACCTAGGAAAACTGTCCGGTTTATCCAATTCAAAAGAACCCCAAACGAATATATGGGTTAAGGATCAATGCATGTAGCCGGCAATCATTGCAGTATTGTAATCTTTAAAGATTTAGTCGAGAGAGTGGGATTCGAACCCACGTGATCTGCAGTCCAAGTGCAGCTAGATAAACCTGACTCCTATACCTCTCGTTTAGTATTATCAATATGTCAATTAACGTTTGTTTTTAATTATAAGTAAATATAATCAAAATATTTTAATCTAGAAAACTTTAAGTGTTAAAGTTTTGTTAAAGTTATCTTATTAGGATTCGAACCTAAACTGAATCATTCAAAGTGATTAGTGCTAACCGTTACACTATAAGATATTGTAATTCTTTCTCTAATAAAAGAAGTCAATTGCTATTTAATGTTTTACCATTTCATCTTCCTACCTTCAATCCAACCATTATCTAAATATGATTGAATTTCATTATTTTTTATTTTAATAGATTTTTCATCTGTAATTTTATAAATCCAACATGTATTATATTGTGAGTTTAAAGATCCTTTTCCATGATCGATCTTAGACACTTTCATTTTATTTATAGAATCTTCTTTATGTTTTCTATCAGTCCAATTTATTAAAACTAACATTTTGTTTCTATATTCTGGATCTTTCCATAATTCTTTTAACCTTATTTTATTTCTTTCTGCATTCCGTTTTATAAATTCAGGATCAGTCCAATTTAGTTCATTCATTTTTTTACCTCCTTTAGATAATTGTTCTTTAGTCATGCAACCCGCACCACCTTCTCCGCCTAACGCTAAATTCATGCATTGAGGATCCTTTAATAGATCTTCATTAACCATTTCTTTTTCTCTAGCTTTTAAAGAATCTCTATCTTTTAAATATTCAATTATCGCAGTGACATGATTTTCTTTGCCATGTTTGTTTATTGAATGCCATAATCTTTTACCTGAACCAACATAACCATCTTCTAGGTTATCAGTTGAGTGCATTCCAATATAAAACCTTTCAGTAATGATACATGTGGTTTTATAGATGTAATGATATTTTCGCCTTGAGGCTTGTTTAACCTTAATTAACTTTTCCATATAGTATATATCTATAAAAATATGGAAATGTTAAAAAGGTTCCCGGAGCGAATAGACAGGATCGAACTGTCATTTCCAGATTGGAAGTCTAGAGTAATAAGCCATTATACGATATTCGCGTTTAGTATTATCAATATGTCAATTAACGTTTGTTTTTAATTATAAGTAAATATAATCAAAATCTTTTAATCTTGAAAACTTTAAGTGTTAATTTTTTGTTAAAGTTTCCATTTTGCATTTCCAACCGTTTGTTTTCCTTTCTACGGTCTTAAACAATTCTCTTAATAATCTTTCCTTTTCACACATATTCTATTGTTTTTAATTATAAGTAAATATAATCATTTTATTTGACTTATAAAAACTTTTAGTGTTAATGTTTTGTTAAAGTTATTAGAGTTTCGTAGTGGAATCGAACCACTTCTGATAGGGTTGCAAGCTATCCAATCTCCAAGATTAAACGAAACGTGTTAAATTAAAAAAGGACCAATCAGTTTTGAGAGGTCCTTTTGAATATTTATATGTTAATAGATTTTTAACTCATATTAACTTTATGATCTTCAAAAGAACCATTGTGTTTCCATTCTCTAGTATAAAAGACACATGTTTGATCTCCAGTTGGTAGGGCTAGATTCATCTCAAGTAGACTAATATTCTGTGATATGATTTGCAATGTTTTCATTTTAATTTGTTTAATTATATATAAGCTTTATTTTCTTATACATATTATATTATTATATATCTTTTAGTTTCAGCTAATTCACTATAAAAGAGCTTTATTTTTAATTTATTTTCAAAAGGTGTATTTCTTCACGAATTTAAATTATTTTATACTAATTATATATAACTTTTTATTTTTGTTTCAATTAAATAATAAATGTAAATCCAATAAGTACTAATAATGAAAGTATAGCAATTAATATGAATATATTGACTTGTCTCTTTATAAATTTCTTTTCTTCGGTATTCATTAATAAATTATTTGTTATAACTTATACCTTTGATTTTTGTTTTGTTTCAATTTCTTTTATGTGTTTGCAATTTCCTCTTCTAAATGTGGAAGCAGGACAATTACAACTCCAATCGCCTTGTTTAAATTTTACTAAATATTCCGATTTTCCATTTGATGAAGGTACTTTAAATTCAAGATCTATCTGAGACCTAGACTTCACTTCTAATGCAACTTGTTTCTCTTTATATATTATATCATCAGTATACTCAACATCCTCCCTTGTTGTTCCAGGATCAACCTTGATCCATCCTGGACAGATGTATGTCCCGCTTAATGTGTTAAATATTCCAAATGTTTTGAAAACAGGATCTCTTGGTATTTTATATTTTGCCATAATATGTTTAGTATGTTAGATTAACTAATTATTCTTCGAACCCCCTAGAATGTACAATAGTAACACCATATAATTCCTCATACTTTTTCTTAAAACCAAATGGCATGTATTTTACATAATCTCCTTCAAATAACCATTTAATGGTTTTTTCACAAACGTCATGTAGGGATTTATCACTACTTCTATTTGTTTCACCAAGATATGATGCATTTTGTTGAGAATCCCAATCAGTTTGATATGATATTGTAATTCTTCTACCCTTTGACATGTGAAAATTATATAATTTTCCGTCGATATTTATAAATCCTGGAATCATTTCAAATAATATGTTTGTGTCTTTATTGAAATTAGTCATAATTGATTGTTTTAATTTGTATATGTAAATATAAACAAAAAACTCTGTATTAAAAAATACAGAGTGTTAAATCTTAGTTAAAGTTCTTGCTTAAATATCAATGGTATTTTTACTACCATCTGTCATTGAATAAACAATATGTGATGGAATTAAGACATGTTCATGTGTATTAAACATTTCCACGTATTTTTTCCCCATACCTGATTTTAAATATGCAACAGTCATATGGGGATGATAATCAGGATAGTCTGTTTTATACGGAAGTTCGCATAAAGATTTATTGGCGGCATGCAAATTATCTCCCTTAATATCAAATTTAAGCACATCAAACTCTTTGTTTTCAAATAATGAAATGTTATGTGCGAGACATTTATCAAAGCCCAACCCTTGTAATTTTACCTTAACTGCATTTAATGATACATCGGCATTAAGTCCATATAGTAGTGTACAATGTGATTCAGTTTCTAAACCATGCCCTCCTCCTTCTTCTGATTCAAATAGATCAGATGATATTATTTCTTTATGAATTTGCGCCATTTCTGGAAAGTCAAAATATAACATTGCACAATTAGCACCATACGTTTGTTTTTTAGCCTCGTTCATAAATTCCTCAAATAATTTTATTTTTTTCATTCTTCTTCTTTTTTAATTTCCTTTCCCTTTTCAATAGCCCAATCAACTCCTTCATCTCCTCCCCATAACAGCCAACTAACATATCCTTTATCGAGCCAGGGCGTACTTTTAAATTCAGGTGATATTGCTGAATTTTTTCTATGCCTATTAAATGATGCCATTCGAGATACAACATCAGCAGATATCTTTTCTTTATTTGCTAATTGATTTGCTCGTTGCCATCCAACTGCAGTACCAGCCTTTATTTCATCTCTACCATATTCATCGCGCCAATCAATTGCCATTTTTGCATTTTGAGATGCGGCAGCTGGATAATCATTATATGTTTCCTCTGATTCGTTTAAAAACTCTTCAAATAATTTTATCCTTTTCATTAAATTATTACTCTTTTTCAGGCTTCCATGGAAGTTTTTTGTCATGACCTCCATCTCTAACTTCTTTAGCTAAATCTTTATCTGCATTTCCCCATGTTCCTTTTCCTTTTTCTAAGAATGCATTTACTCTTGCATATCCCCATCCTTCTTGCGTCATTCCTTCGTAATGACTTGAATTCCATGCTCCCATTCCTCTTCGCATTACAGCTCTAATAATTCCAATAGGAACACCAGAAGCCTTTGCTTTATTGTCTAATCCAGTATTAACTGCAGCATTTGCTAGTTTTTCGCGAGATGTTGCCTTATCCTCCTTTTCACTGATAAATACAGGATAATTGTTATGTCCACAATTATGGCACATGAATGGATCATTTCCTCCTTCTTCAAGTCTCCATTTCCAATCACATGAATCACATACTACCTGATTCGCTGAAAATTGTTCGAAAGTTTTAATTATTTTCATTCTTATTTTATTTTATTTTATTTTATTTCAAATCTATCTTTATCTAAATCAAGTGTCTTATTATTCATATAATAACTTAATCGTAATAATTCAATATCGGATTTTTTGTCAATATCAGTGCCATAAAAATCACTATATAATGTTCTGTATATTTGTATTGTTGAATCATATGGAACTCCAGGCTGAGAATTACTTTCAATTATATATAGCTTTCCAGTCTTGTCTTCCATTATATCAAAACATATATAAGGAAGATCGGAAAATATTTTACCGAATCTAGACACTAGTATATTAAATTTTTCAGGAATTTTATTTATGTCCATTTTAATATACTTAAAATCCATCTGCTCATCTTTCTTTCCTTTTCCTGATTTTGCCTTATCATTCATTGGTTCTCTTTCCATCCAAAAGAAAGGCTTTCCCTTAAACACGAATAATCGATGTTCAGTTGCCTTATCAATATACTCTGAATAAATATCTAGTTTAGTGTGATCTGCTGCATCCCATTCAGATTGATCTTTAAATATTTGAATACCAATGCCGGAATGTCCCTTTGATGGTTTGCCTATTAGTGGAAATCCTATTTTCAGGGCTTCTTTCACATCATGTGCGGTTTTTGGAATATTGTCATCACCTTTAACCATTTTGTGGAATTCTGATTTAGAACCAGATTGTTTAATAAATTCAGGTAGATTATATATATTTTCTTTTTTAATAAGTCCTTCGTCTATTAGTTTCTGTGTGATTTCTGCATTATATGTTAATAATGGAAATTCAGGATTAATATTTAAATTCTTATAATTTTCAAGAGTTACCTGAATAAAAAAGTTATCTCCTGCAAAATCCTTATATGACCACCAACGATGACCACTTGATGGATTAATTGCTAAATATATTTTATGTAGACTTGGAAAATTGTCTTGCTCCGCAATAAATTGTTCAAATAATTTAATTCTTTTCATAGATTATATATCTTATATATAAGATGACGAAAGTTCCCTTAGATGATTTAATAATTTTATGTCTGTTATTTTATAAATAATCTTCATTCCTTCCTGTTGTCGTTTAACACCTATAACAGATCTACCATCACCGAACTTAATTTGATGTACCTTTGCAATATTAGGATCCATTTCAAAAATACAGCCAGAAAATTGGTCTTCTTTAGTCTGTAATGGAACAGATAACCAATAAACTCGATGCGACTTTATAATCTTATTATATTGATTTTGTGGTATACTAAAAGAATCATAATAAAATAATGGAGCGTTTGTCTTTACTTCAACACACATGCCATCTACTACCATATCCTTTGTACTGTCAAATACATCTAATGATTCATCGACAACACATCCAATATCCCTTAAATGTTTAGCAATTATCTTTTCGCCTAACATTCCTAATAGTATTTTTTTATAATTTACATCCATTTTTTATATTTTGTTTCCTAATTTATTTTAAATCGTCTTACCTTTATTATTTCTATGATGAATTGCAAAGTGATTATGGATTCTTTAGGTTTATTAATGTTTTTAATTGATTAAAAACAGAAAATGGTAGCAAGCTACCATTTTTATTCATATTAGACTATATTATTATATTAATGTGAATCTTCTACATCATTTGCTTCACTATAGCATAAGTAGTCTGGATTAATAACCTTTGCTATTTTATTTCTTTCACCTGTATGATACTTAATTACAATACCTTCATGCGGAACCTTTGTCTCTTTAATAAAGTTTTTAAATGTAAATTTATCTTGTACTGATTGAGACCAAAGACCAGTATATAATACTTCAACATGTGGAATACCAAATTCTTTATTTATTAAAAATTCAGTGGTTAATGGTGATAAATATTCTCCATTACGTTTAATATCGAATGCAACAAATCTAGTTTCTGTTAAACCATATTCATAGTTTTTTTGAATGCCTGCTCCATAAATTTCACCATAGATTACGATCCCTTCACCAATAGACACATACATGTTTTTTGCATATTCCCAAAGACTTTCTTTAATTTTATATTTATTTGCAGCATTAGACCAAACATCAGTAGAATAGAAACCCTGTGAGTCACTTCCTTTTTCAACATTATGCGAACCATATACATACTCGTATTCAACAAATTTATGTCCCGGAAGTTTTAAATACTTTTTAATCCTATCCCATATAGATAATTTGTTTTTTCTAACAATACCAAATCTCGCGTTTGTTCCGTGAATTTTTCTTGTAATTTGAACTTCGTCTGTCTCATTGAACATTCCATCCACATTTTTTAAATTTGGAAATTTGTAATAAACATGAAAGTTTTGATTGTCTTGATATTTAATTTTTCTACCACCTGCGAGTTGAATTTGTCTAACAGGAGGCTCATATTTAGTAACACCTAATATTGACATCATATCAGTTCCAACTGGACAATTTTTTTCTAAGGATTGCGGTGCTAAATACTTAAATGGAATAAGAAGACACTCGGAGTATACTCCTCGTAACTTTACAGTGCGCACACGGTTACCTTTTCTAAGATATGTAGTAACACCCATCAAATCAGAAAGTGCGGCAGGAATGACTGCATCCGTAGTTGCAACTACTATCTTATCGCCTGTTTGAAATTCGTTTTTCTTAGTTACACAATTCCAACCTCCGATTAACGCTAATTCTAAAAAATCAGCTCCTTTAATTTCTTTGATTTCTGTAACTAACCCAACGTAACATACTGAATTTAAATTTTCCATTTTATTTGTTTTTTACTATTTTATCTTATTATCTTATTATTAATTCCATTGCAATAGTTCGTTGTCCTATTCCATCCTTTGTAATTTCAAAAAGTTTACTTATACCTGAGATTACAATATCTCTAATTAATTCTTCAATTGATCTAAATTCTTTAATGTAATCCGGAGAGTTTAAACTGTACATTTTATGTTTGTTTTAATTAGATATAATGTAAATATAATCAATATATTGACCTATTAAAAATTTAGAGTGTTAATACTTTGTTAATTTTTATAGCTTAACTTCAAATCTTTGTTTCATTTTATCTAATGATTCCTGAGGAACATTATGTGAGTTTTTTCCACCATGTCTATTTTCAACAATTAATGAATATACCACATATCCAAAATCCTTTGCCATATCAAGATATGATTGCATTTCCCATTCTTGTGTAAAAGTGTTTGAAACTACAATTCTAGGAGCATTTGATTGCATAGCCGCCACTGTATTTAGTTTACATGATTCATGTGCTAATTTTATTCTGGAAAAATCAAAAGAGTATACTCCATTTTCGTCAGTAAAGTATTGATCTGCCTCATAGTGATAACCTCCAATTGATTTTGCTAGTGTTGTTTTTCCAGCTCCTGTCACGGCAGCCCTCTTAAAAGGAAGAGTTCCTTAACGAGGGCTTTATTTGTTTTTGTATTGTTCATTATATTTAATTTGATATCTCTTAGTTAATTCTACTTTATTTGTTTCTATTAATTCTTTAATTTCGGTATTTGTTAATAATGTGCATGACGTTATTTTGTATTTTAAATCATTATCCTTACACCAAATTGTCGCTGCAGATGCTTTTAATTTAACATTTGTACTTTTTTGTAATGCCTTTGGTTTTATTTCTACCATATATGCATTGTCTATTATAAAATCAGCAGAATATGTCCTGATCTCTTTATTATGTCCTGTATACTTAACTCTATATTTTGAATTCTCAGCAGTTTCCCATGTTAAATTAAACCTTTCAATTATATTAATCATATATGATAGTTCTAATAAACTTCTGAAGAACCAACCATTATACCAACCTGACCATCCATTACCAGAACCATTAGGTGATGGTTTCCCATACATTCCATTCCTTTCACCGGAACTGTTTATAGATTGCTTTTGTTTTAATTCAATCATTTTATGATCTGCTATATCTTTACCATATTTTTCCAGCCATGTTGAATATACACTTTTACCAAACATTGGATTATTTATACCGGATGTTGTTATTGACATTTTAGCTCTAAATGCATCGGTTTTAGTATATGACCTGTCTGCTGTTTTCATTTTATTTAGAGATTCATGTGAATGCGTTTTTCCTGCAAAACCATTTAATCTAGAACCTTCTTCTATTTTCTTATTATGTTGACTCCATCCCCTTTCCGGGTAGTTTTTAGAAGCAATCTTAGCCGAACAAGATCTACAATCCTTATTTTGTTTAAGAGCGATTATTAAACCGCTTTCTTTTTTATAAGTTATTGAATTATTACAAGTTGGGCAATTCCTTTTATATAATGATTCTTTCATACATTTATTATATTTTTATAATGTATATATCATTCAATACCTGGAATTCCTCTTAATAATATAAGTTCTTTCATATTTGTTGATGTTTTTATTTATAAGTAAATATAATCAAAAAACCCCGTATTAAAAAATACAGGGTGTTAAACTTATGTTAATTTTTCTGATTTTTAGATTTAAATCTTCTAGTTTCTGACATTTGAGAATGTTTAGTCGATCTGCCCTTTACTCTTTCTCTCCATAATTTAAATGAGCTCTCCTTTAAATTAGTTCGCATTATCTTCCTAACATCATTTTCTTTAAGGCTGAATTGAAAATAAATGGCATCAAATGGAGTTCTATCCTCCCATGCCATTTCTATTATTCTATCTATTTGCTCATTCGTGAATTGCATGCTTTGTGATTTTGTATTGCTTCTTATAGTCTTCAATGAATCTTTCACCAATTCCTATTTCATCTAGGATAAACTGATCTGACAATAATGGTTTTCTCATTCCTATCTTTAAGATATTATCAGGTGTTTTTTCATTTGCAAAAACTGTCATATATCTTGTCTTTGATTTATCTGATTTTCGATAAACTACTACAATCATTATATTGCCATTTTTTCAATAATCGATTTTCCTCTGTGGATTCTATTTTTAATTGTTTGTAACGGAAGGTTGTGCTTTTCGGCAATATCTTCATACTTCATTTCATTAATTAATCTATCAACAACGATACCTTTGTATAATACCTTCAATGAATCAATTGCATTTAAAACTTTACCATAATTTTCCATTAGTTCGTTATCCTCATCTAGATAATCTTGTTCGGTTTTCATTTCATAATCTTCATACGCACCTTGCAGTCCTGTTGTAAATTCACCTGCCTCATTAATTTCAACACCAAACTCAGAAAGAACATCAAGTGATGATTGCTTATTTCTATTTTTAATATGGCCTAAGGCATCATTGAATCCAATGCGGTATAACCATGTGGTAATTTGGTACTGAGGATCGTATTGATCAATTTTAGTCCACATTTTAGTTAAAGTATTTATAGAAATATCTTCTGCTAGCTCACGATCTTTAACTATCTTATTTACATATGATGTTAACCCTGGTTTAATTTTATAAAATAAAGCAGTAAAATCTGCATCTGATCTCGTTAGTAAAAAATTCTCTGTTAATTCTCTGTAAGTTGCCATAGATTTGATTTGTTTATATATGTAAATATAATCATATTATAATGTTATAAAAAATATTAATTGTTAAATTTATGTTAAATTAAATAGTTATATCATTGAACAATTCTATTATTTTAATAACTTCAATTGGCTTAAATTCCCATAAGTCACATGAGCAATTAATTATTTTAGTTTTGTGATTTGTTTTGTATTTTTTGACAGGTATACCTATGATTGAATATGATCCTTTTGATTTTCCTGGCCAATCAGCCAAGGGCCAATATGACATCACTAGATTTTGATCAGAGTGTTCTTGAATTCCATTATCTAACATGTGGAATCGGCTAGATGTTGCCATATTGATTTCTGAAACTGCATTATCGTGTTCGCCTCTTAGTACCATGATATCTCCATTCAGTTGAGACATAGTTAAATCTGCAGTTTCAGGGTCCCATGCAAAATTACCTAAAACATATACTATGTCTTCTTTGTTGACGACAGAATTCCAAGCCTCTATCATTTGCATATCCATTTCTTCGACAGAATCAAATGGTCTTTTATATGACTTAATGGCAGATGGTCGACCGAATTGTTGATTTGATGTTACAAATACTTTCATTTATATTATAGTAAATTTTACGTTAAAATTATCCCACATATTTTGCAGGAATTTTTTCTCATTTTCTAAGGAAGATCCGTTTAGTATCTTATGTTCTTTGGAATTATCAACAAAGGTATAGATTACAAAATCGTATGCAGTTGAATATATCATGGACTGAGCTATAGCTTCTTTAAGTACTGAAAGATTGCTTCCTTTTATTGACTCGATTGCAATAATTACGCCATCACTTTCAATTGTCATTTTAGGTCTATTAGTGATTCCCATGAATCGAATATCCTTTACATTAGTATTGGAATTTCCTTCCCATTTAATCATAGTTCTTGATTTTTCTCTGGCAAGACCTCTACAAAACTTATGTTTTATCATAACAAACTCAGTTAAGACTAAAATAACATGAGAGTAAATGTCATTTTTTTTACTCTCATGTTCCATTGCATTGATTGGCTTAGGAATATTAAAATTTAGTATTCCTTCGTGAATAGCATTAAGCAGATCTAATCTTTTTTTAGATTTACTTGCTAATTTCATAATATTAGTTAGTTACGTCTACTGTATCAAGAATAGGCTCAGCCATATTTTCGATTTTAACATCTAATTCCGCCAAGGTAACGTGTTTTTCCTGAATAACCCGGTTATCCTCTGCCATTTCCCTGAGAGCCTCTGATATCTGAGAACCTACATTTGTTAAAAGTCTAGTAAAAGTTCTAGCAGCTTCAATCCCATTTCCGGTAACATTAGTTAACACAGTATATAGTGTATTAATTTGTATGCTATTCAGAGAAATCATTGTTAATCTTGACATGTCGACATTAGCCTTTAATTTCTTTTGATCAGAAATACTGTCATATAAATTAACTAAGAAAGCTGCATTTTTAATATTCCACGTGTAACTCTTGTCAATTTGCTTAAGAATAGCATTGACGTTTTGTGTGCTTTCTAAATCCACTAAATATAATTTAGCAGCCATATCAGTCTGTACCTGATTAACTTCAGTTTCTAATTGAGTTCTTAAATCCTTTAGTTCCGTAATAGTTTTTGCTTTCGCCATGTTCTTTGTTTTAGGTATTATATATTATTAAAAATCTTCGTTAGTTATTTTACAGTCAAAGTTTAAAAAGTTTCCGAATTGTTCTCTATCTGCAGCTATTCGTCGTTCAATGAGATCATCTATATCACCTCGCAACTCTAGTCTTTCTCGTCTAATACTCTCTGCTATTTCTAAATATACTACAAAAATTCTATTCCTATAATAAGGAGTAAGCAGTGTAACTGCATCTGCATTTAAGATTAAAACATCACATTTTTCAAATTCATCCTTGGTAATACCATACCTCCAACCATTGAAATCCTGAAATTCTACTAATTGATCGTTTGATATTAGGATATCGAATGCAGTATCCGTGGTAAAATAATAATCGGTTCCTTCATTTTCTCCTGGTCTAGAAGGTCGTGTAGTACATGAAACGCCGAATGTGAGATTTTTCATTTCCATTCTTTTTCGTAAGTAATCCTTACCACTGGCTGCAGCACCTACTATTGCAATTTTTCCTATCATGTTCTTTGTTTATTTATCCCATTTTGGATCGTACCAAAATCTTCGATTGTTTTTATCAATTATATTTGACATTAAATTGTTTGAATAACACTTAAAAAATGATGTGTGTAACGAGTCTTCTCCAAATGGATTCTTCCAATCTCTAATACTTCCACCGCCTCTGATATATGCTAATGTTGGAATGTCTTTACATAAATTTAATATAACAGGATATTGTGTAATTATTTCTCTAGCAGAAAGAAACGGATTTGCTAAAGGTATTCTGTAAAGCACTTCTGCCCTCAAATAGTTGCCAATACCATTAAAGTATTTTTGGTTCATTAACACTAAATGAATTGGTTTACTAAATTCACTTTTATTCAAATTATCGGTTATATTCAGTACGAATTTATTGAATTCTAGAGTAGGATCGGGTCCTCTGTTGTCTGACCATTCATTATCTGGTTTCCACTTTCCAAATCTTCTAACATCTACAAAACTTAAAGTCTTTCCATTATCTGAGTAAAACCTAAGATGAGCATGCGTTGATTCTTTACCGGTTTCTGTTATTTGAAAATGACCTGCCATTCCCATATTCATTCTAATAGGAAATGTTACTTTACTATCATTTAAATAAAGTAACAATTCCTTTCCTCTGCTCTCTGCACTGATTTTAAATGTTTCAAATGGAGAAACAACTTCAATTCCCTTGTGAATTGGATTTTTTGCTATTTTATTAAATGTTAGTCCCTTTGATACTTTGTTAATGTACGACGCAGTTAGGCGTAATTCTGCTAATTCTGGCATATTTATTTGGATGCTTTATATAATGCGGCTACAAACACATATAGGAATATAGGCCACAATATTATCATTACTATTATATTAGTATTACTATACGTTGGATAATCAGGTTGTGATTTTAAGATTTCGTCTCTTGTTATTTTCATTAAAACTGAAAATACAAATCCTATTATAAAATATGTTAATATCATCTTACTTTTTATTAAAAGTTTCCTTCTGCAACCTGCATACACGGTACTCCATTATCTCTCCACATTTTAACAACCTTGTCCCTATCATCATATGAACATATAACGTAGTGTCCTTCTTTGCGAAGATCTTCTAGCCAGAGTTTCTTTAGTATATTATCAGGTGTAAATGTTCCTGTTTTTCTCATCTTTAATTCATCCGGAAAAATTCCATGCTGATTTAACCAAACTACCGTTTCATTTCTACTAACTGCATCTCTACCGCTAAAAATAACCATATTATATCCTACATTCTTAAGTGCCATAAACATAAGAATCACAGCTGCATTTGGCTTATCCATCTGGATGTTCTCAGGTGCAAAGAAAACCTGCCAATTTATTTTCCCATCTGGTTTTGTTGCTTTTGCCTTACGTTCATCTATATGTGCTAGAGTTCCATCTAGATCGAATATGATTGTTTCCATTATTTTGCTGTTTTTACGTTTGCTTTAAATAATATTGAAAATAGGAAGTTTAATCCTAATGCCTGCCAGAATGATATTTCATGTACTCCATCCACTGCTGTTAATAAACATCCATTCCATAATAATTGTACTGGCCATGCACATATAACACATGCAAATAAAATAAGTGCTAAACCTGTGAAAATTACAACTAAACCTGCTCCTAATTTTTCCATAATTATGTTTTATTTTCGATATTAATATTATCTTCAATTAACAAGTATGCAATTTTTTCTAATTGAATAATTTTACCTGTTTTTACTAATTCGCGTATAAACTCTAACTGAGTTTGAGCAATTAGATTTAATGTTTGTTCCATGTAGATTAATTTCACAGCTTGATTGTTTTAGTTTGTATATGTAAATATAATCAATATATTGAACTATTAAAAATTTAAAGTGTTAAAACTTTGTTAATTTTTATCTATTATACCAATTAACATGTGTAAAATCATTTCGGTATAAATTACTTTTAATATCACTGGGATTTATTAAAATATCAGATTCTTCAGTTAATGTTGCGTACTTTCCAAATCCATCATAGTCAATAAATCCGCCTGATCTTATGTTTGATGTAAAATCACTAAGTGTCATTAAATTGCCATTTTTTGACATAGGATACATTTTTGGTGTTTTAATTTGCCTGTATAATATATCAAGCATGTTACTTTTTTCATTTATTTTCGTAATTTCAATTTGATATGACAAAAAGCTAGGAAACGCATCTATATTTAATTTATTGATTTTTTCGTTGGCAATACCTCTTTCGTTTAAAAACTGATCTCTGATTAACTGTTCTTTATTTATCATTTAAATTGATTTTTGCTTTAAAATAAAAATGTATTAATCTTCTAGGCTTCACTAGCATATTATTATACGTCAGTCAGGGATTGACTGTAGCTTACCAGTTAAGGCGCAGCTTTCGAGCTTTTAACTTCGACTAATACATTTTGTTAGATTGTTTTATTCTTTATTAAACTATCGACCCTTATTTCTTAAAGGCCAAATGAGGCTCAAACTCATGTAATCTATTAGTGGGTACAGAGGATTCGAACCTCTTGTCTGTAGTGCTACAACTTTAACCGGACGTACCCAGGCCTGCAGACCTGTTATAACTAATGCATTAACCACATATGCTACATCCATAGGCTAGGATGTGTGAGTCTCGAACCACATTCATTAGTTACCTATTTTTCAAACTTAGTTTTAGTTGCTTTCCTCGGCCGAGGTTCATAACTAATTTCCAGTATCGCCACGTGGAGGCGTTTGATTGATACCATGGGCTTCGTTATTCCCCTTTCGGATATTTTTTCATACATTACTTTAGCCTTATCTTAAGTTGACTATTTCTTGCTTATTATACAATTTATTTTAATTCATCATCTCCTACTGCCCGTTTAGATGCGTTTATGAATTTGTATTACTTGATCAATTATTATATATAAATCTAATCATTTTTGGATTAAGAAAGAAATAATTAGTGTTAAATTTTTGTTAAATTTTTGTTTTAAATTAATCATAATCACCTGGATGTTCTTTGGTATTTACATTATGATTTTGTATTAATTCTTCCTCGTGACAATCACACAATCTCTTACCATTTAATTTATTTTTATTTGAAAAAGAGTATATTTTTTGATTAGCATACCATCGTAAATTCTCAGTTAAATCAGTATCATTATACATTATATTAAATCTAGATATTAAAGTACGGCATGCTACTAATTGATTTAGATGTATACAAGATTCAATTGACCTGTTAATCCACGCGTATATTTCGAATCTTTCATATTTCATTTTATTTGAATTTTCAAATCGTATGTTCTTTTCGTAAGATATTGACATAATTATTTTTTTAGAAAGTTAATAACAGTAATAATAATCAGACAAATACTTGCAATTATTGATAATATTGCTATTGTAAATCCAGGGGATTGAAATATCTGTAGTAAGATAAAACATGCACCTTTTATAATGTAGTTAATAACAATAGGTGCTAACAGAACAATAAAAAATATTGAAAGTGATAATAGGACGCTTCTTCTTTTCATGATAGTGGTGTTTAATTGTTATATGTAAATATAATCAATATATAGACATCATGAAAATTTAAAGTGTTAAATCTTTGTTAAATTATCAGATCAAATTAGAGTGATATAAGGTACACAAAGGATATACTACGTAAAACTACATCCTTTGTGTTTAGATGTGTTACATGTTACCTGAGAAATTCAGAATTAACATGAGCAGTACTACCCATAGTCGTGCTACCTGATGTAAAATATTCATTAAATATTGGAGTGGTATATGGCATATTAGGATTAAAAGGATTATTTGGCTGTATCCATGGCAATATTTGAGTTGATGGAGGAGTTACATATCTTATTTGTCCATATGATATATGGCTATCTTTTAAAAGAATAACAGCCTGCTCCACTGTTATGTGTTTATTTTCTAGAAGAGTTTCGATTATAGATTCTTTAGTTTGCATATGATATATTATTTTGAATATTATATAACATGTTATAAATATGTTTCACTACTTAATTTTATTGTTCTGTAATATCTATTATTTTCAATGGACTATCGAATCTTGCTTCCAAGTCCATAATAGCCTGAACAACTGACTGCATGTCCATTAATGGTTCTTTGTTGGCAGTAGAATTAGATTGAGAATTACTTGATGGTTTTTTGTTTGCTATCGATAAATTATCTTTAATTGTACTTAATGTTTTTCCAAACACATCAGTCGTATCTGCAACAGTAGTTCCTTGTTTATCAACTGATTTTTCTAGATTCGAGACAGTTCCGGCTAATTCCTTAACAGCTACCATTAATTTTTCTGCAAGAACCGCCATAGCAGATTCTCCTCCATTTTTAGCTAAATCATCTAATGCTTTAAACATATTAGTGGTTGCATCAATCGCTTTAATATTCATTATTTTACTTGCGTTTGCAATTCCAGTATACGAACCTGCAATACTTCTAAATGACGTTGCTTGACTTTTAAAATCACTAACATTAATATTGTTGTGCAATTTATCAAGTGAAGAAAAAACAGATATGACATGATCTGCTGAGTTATTAATTAATGCGAATCCTTTTCCAACATTCATTAATGGTATTGATAGTTTTTGAACGTCAGGGGCAATAACTGCGAGTTTTGCTAATAAATCTATTGGATTTATTTTATCTTTACCAAAAAATTCTCCTATTCCACTAGCAATACCTCCAATAGCGCTGCCTATTCCACTAATAATACTTGAACCGCTTAATGCTGCTGTAAATACTAGCCATGCGCCGCCTAATGCTGCAACACCAACAGCAAGTCCTAGCATATTTTCTATACCAATCTCATTTTTAAAACGAGCAAACACATCTACAATACCATTAACAGGTGCTAATAATATAGATGTAAATCCCTTTGCAACTGAATTTAATGCTGGCATTACAGGTGCTAATTGTGCTAAAATATATCCAACCGCCACTAATGTAATTGCAGATACAATTATACCAAGCGCGCCTGCTAAAAATCCAATAGGCGTTAATAAAGTAACAGCTGGAGCAAGTAAAACAATCGCAACTGCCATTGCACCTAATGCGACAGCAGTACCTAGTGTCCATTCAAGTGGTGGTGTTATAAATTTAGAAGGAGCGTATGATAATATCCATGCTGTCGCAATAATTGCAAACGCAGTTACTACAATTCCAATAAGTGCTGTCCCTAGTGATGCTACTGATATATTACTTAACACTTTACTTGAAAGAAATAACACAGCTCCGAATAATATTAGTGCCGCTCCTGCCTTTAGTGTCCAATCATATTCTGGCGCAAAATATTGCATTCCAGTTAATCCTTGAAAAATCCAAGCGGAAGCAAGAATACCAAATGCAATTACTGGAATTGCAACTGTCATAAATAATAATTCCTTAATACTTAATCCTTTAATCGCTTTAGATATTATATAGAATGGAATTGAGAATACTAATAGAGCAAATCCTGTTCTAAGAACCCATTCAGGTTCAGGTGAGATGTATTCGATTCCACCTAACCCTTGAAAAATAAACGCTACTCCAGTAATAGCAACCGCCATTAATGGTATTGCAATAGATCCAAATATAATATCTCGTAAACTAGCTCCCCTTATTGCCTTCATAATAAAGAAAAAACCAATCGCAAATAATCCAATAGCAAATGCAGATTTTAAGACAAACATCGGGTCAGGTGACGCTGGATTATTTGGTAATAATTCAAACGCATATGCTACTCCGGCAATTGCTACTGCGATTCCAGGAATAGCCAAAGAACCAAATATAATATCCTTTAGACTTGCACCCTTGATTGCTCTCATGATAAAACTAAATCCAATCGCAAAAAGTCCAATCGCAAATGCAGATTTTAGGACAAACATAGAGTCAGGTGCAATCGGGTTTGATGGTAATAATGAGAATGCATAAGCCGCAGCCACTATTCCTAATGCAATTGACGCCATTGATAATGATATCATTGCTATTCTACCAAGTCCCTTTACGTCCATTGTTATTTTA